ATTGTTCCTTTAATTAAAGATTACTTAGATGTATCAGTTAAGAACGATGATTTATTAATCAAAATGGCGGGTATAGTTCAAAGAGCTATGAATACTTCTTCAAGTGAAGATAGTATGTTAATTTCTGATGCTGAAAAAGAAATGCTTTTTGAATCAATTCAACAATTAAATTCTAAATCTGAAGAAGAAGTACCAGTTAGAAAATTAAGTATAAATGAGTAGTTTATATCCTAGTTTACAGCAGAGCATATCTAACATTTCATCGAATAAAGGAAAAGGTTCAGCAGCACCTTTTTTCTTTGCTCGTGTTAATGATATTGTTTTGTCTACTAATACTAAGACTTCTAATTTTTTTACAGCAGCCGGTGGTTGGGCTGGGTTAGGATCTGTTAAATTTACTCCTTTAAATTCTAAACCTGATACAGATAATCCTTCTAATTTAATAGCTAAGCCATTATTTAATAATATGGCTAAATATCCTCTTTTAAATGAAATAGTTTTAATATTAAGTGCTCCTTCATATGATTTGAATGAAAAACCTAATGCTAAAACTTTTTATTATTTAACAACAGTTGGATTATGGAATAGTATCCATCATAATGCTTTTCCGGATATAGCAACGTATAATGGTGGAGATTTAAATTTTGGTAATACATTTACTGAAAAAGAAGATATACGCAGTTTATTACCTGAAGAAGGAGATGTATTATTAGAGGGAAGATGGGGTAATTCAATTAGATTTTCTTCAACTACTAAACAAAAACAACCAAATAATCCTTGGAGTTCTATAGGAGAAGTAGGAATGCCTATTACTATTATTAGAAATAATCAATCAATGGTTGATATAAATCCTGATCCATGGGTTCCTGTTTATGAAGACCCTAATAATGATGGTTCATCAATTTATATGTGTGCAGGACAAGATATTCCTTTGGAATATGCTTCTAAAAACCTTCAATCATTTGGGGTAACAATAGGATCAGCATTTAACAGTTCATTACAAATACCAGATCCTTCCTTCCCAAATTTAGATCAAACACCTAAAAATGCAGATAATTTATAAATAATATGGCTTCATCTTATAAACCAGAATTCCCTTATACAGGAAACCATTTAATTTTTAATTCTGATAGAGTTACTATTAATTCTAAAAAGGATTCCATATTACTATTTGCTAAAGAATCTATTAGTTTTTCAGCTGCAGGTTCAATTCATTTTAATAGTGATGATAATTTAATTATAAATTCCCCTAAAATTTATTTAGGACTAGAAACAGACGTTGATAAACCAGAACCAGCAATCAGAGGACAAAAATTATATGATTTAATAGATTATTTAATTACAACTTTACAAGATTTAGGAGAAGGTTTATCATATGCTACAGATAGTAATGGAGTAGGAATACCTTCAGTATCAGTACCTGGAGACTCTTTAATATCAGATGCTTTAGAATTACAAAATTTATTAGAAAAAATTAAATCTGAAAAAACCTTTCTATTATAATGGCAGTACCTAAAGGATTATCTAGAATATTATGTGATGTAGCCCCTAAAAGAATTAGTAAGGTTACAAATCAAATTATTAAAATTTTAACTCAAATCAATGATGTGTTGATGGAGGTTAATTCTATTGATTTTTGTAACCCATTAGGATATATTTTAACTAAAGCTTTACCTCCAGGAGGTGCTGCTGAAGCTAAACTTTTAAAATACGGAAAATCCGTAACTGATTTTATTAATAAAACAGGTGAAAAATTAAATCCTGCAAGATTAGATAGTGAAAGATACAAATCTGGGGATACACCTGAACAAATAGCAGCTAAAGATGAGGCTTATAAAATTAGAATTCAATCATATCAAGCATCTATTGAAGAAATCAGATTATCCTTAGAAGACATAATCCCTCCAGATGATTTAATATCAATTATCCCTGGTGGAGAAGGTTTAGCTAAAACCATCCAATCTTTAAATTTAGCATTAGTTGCTACTAGCGATACTATAGATCCTACTGTAAGTACTATTAATAAAATTACTATATTAAAGGCATTTGTTAGAAAATTATCTCCTTTCTTATCTCCAATTAATATTGCTACCTTAGCTATAGGTGGTCAAGAAGCAGAAATTAATAAAAAATTAGCAGGTATTATTAAACCTGAAAGATTTAGAGAAAGTGTTGGATTTTTAGTTAGACAAGTAAAAGCAGTTGATCAAGCTATAGTTCAAATACAAGCTACAATTAAATTAATTAATGCTATTATAAGAATTATTAATACTCTAGCTAAAATATATAAATTTGTAGTTAAAATTTTAACTCGTTTAAATACTCCTTTAGCAGTTGGAGGTGGAGGTAGTCCTGTATTTTCTCAAACTAACGCTTCAACTAATACACAAGCGGATAGAATTTCTAAAAGTAATCAAATAGTTGATGATTTAGAAAAGATTACAGATATAGTTGCTAAATTCTTAAGCGGTACTGTTTTATTAAATATAAAACGTATAAGAAAACAAATATTACGATTATTAACAGGACTTAATATTTTATATCAAAATCTTCAAGCCTGTCCATATACTAATGAAGATAAAGTATTATTAGCTTCAGTACAAGGAAGTATTGATTCATTAAATAGTAATTTAACTACTTTAGATAATTTATTCCCTACTGCAAAAACACAAAATTTGCCATTACTATATAATGGTTATACAATTAATATAATAAAAGAAGAAGTAACAGATACAGGTATTCAGTTAGTAAGAAGAACTGTAGTAGTAGCTGATCAAAGAGGAGTTATTGAATATGAAGGTACTCCAACATATGCTACTGACGATCAAGTTTTAATTAAAGAAGGTCAATATTATATTAATAAACAAGGTCAAACAAGTACTAGTAATACAGGTAATGATTCACCAACAGACCAAACAGTAATAGATATAACAACCCAAACTGGACTAAATCCTAATGATACTATAGGTGGTCCTATAACACCAAATTAAAATAAGTTTTAATATTAAATATTTATATTCATGAAATTAGACGCATTTAGAAAAGTAATTAGAGAAGAAGTTAAAAAGGCTATTCAAGAAGAAATGAGAGATATTCTACTTGAAGCAGTTAAAGCTGCTAGTAAACCTGAATTAACCGAAAACAAATCTACTCAATCTTACCAACCTTATTCTAGAATAGAATCTACTTACAAACCATCTCTCTCAGAAACTTTGATGGAAAAATCAAAACCAATTCCTTCAACAGGTAACCCAATGTTAGATATTTTAAATGAAACCGCAGCAGCAGGTGAATGGAGAACTTTAAACGGAGGAGAATTTAATGCTTCTCAAGCAGTAGGATGGAATGGGGGAGCTCCAACTATGATGGGTGGAGAAAATACAGTTCCTGTAGTAGCAACTGTAGATGAAATGATTAAATCACAAGGACCTGTTAGAGATATAAATGACGTAAGTATTGATGTGGTACCTGATTTTTCAAAATTAATGGGAGCATTAAAAGAAAAAGGTAGTATTTAATGGCATATAATATAGTACATATTGATCCTTTAGATCTACAACCTAGTAAGGGTGTAGGTATTAAATTACCATTTGATGGTTCAACTGGATTAAATATTACTTATACTACTGCTGATTCTATCAAATCTAATATTTTAAATTTTTTCTTAACAGGAAAAAGAGAAAGAATAATGAATCCTTCTTTTGGAGCAGGTATTAGAGAACAATTATTTGAACAAATTACACAAGGTACAACTCAAAATATAGAAGATATTATAAAATTTGGATTACAAGATTATTTCCCTCAAGTTAGAATTGATCAACTTAACATAAGTTCTTCCCCAGATCAAAATTTAATCCAAATACATTTTAGTTATACTATATTGAATACCAACATACAAGATCAAATTGCAATAAATTTTAATAATGGCTAATACTAAAGCAGTACAATATTTAAATAAGGATTTTGATAGTTTAAAAGCACAGTTAATTAACTTTGCCAAAACCTATTATCCTAACACATACAATGATTTTACAGATGCCTCACCAGGTATGATGCTTATTGAAATGGCTTCATATATTGGTGATATTCTTTCATTTTATACCGATAATCAAATTCAAGAGAATTTCTTGCAGTTTGCTAAACAAAGAAAAAATTTATTAGCTTTAGCTTACAATTTTGGATATCGCCCTAAAGTTACAAGTGCTGCTTCAGTTGAAGTTTCTGTTTTTCAATCCGTACCTTCTACTTTAGTAAATAGTGAATATGTACCTGATTTTAATTATGCTTTAATTTTAGAAGAAGGAACTCAACTTCAATCTGTAATAGGAGATGTTGCTTTTTACATTAATGATAAAGTTGATTTTTCAAATTCAGGATCATCTCTAACAAATATTTCTGTTTTAAATTATGATATTAATGGTAACCCATTATTCTACTTACTACAGAAAACTGCGAAAGCTACGGCTGGAGCTTTAACTACAACTACATTTACATTTGGTAGTCCTGAACGTTTTCCTACCGTTACTCTTACTGATACTAATGTGATTTCATTGGTTAGTGTAATTGATTCTGATAATAATAAATGGTATGAAGTACCTTATTTAGCTCAAGATACTATTTTTGAAGAAGTTGAAAACACAGCTACAAACGATCCAAATTTATCACAATTTAGTGATACTACTCCTTATTTACTTAAATTAAAAAAAGTACCTAGAAGATTTGTTTCTCGTTTTAAAACAAATAATTCATTAGAATTACAATTTGGCCCTGGAGTATCATCAGGAGCTGATGAAGAAATTATTCCTAACCCAGATAATATAGGTTTAGGTTTGCCTTATGGAGTTGATAAAATGATGACTGCATGGGATCCTTCAAACTTTTTATATACACAAACATATGGTATAGCACCTTCAAATACTACTTTAACAGTAACTTATTTAAAAGGTGGAGGAGCTACTTCAAATATACCTTCTAATACCTTAACTAAAAAAATAGGTGGTACTACTATATTTGCTGGATCTAATTTAGACCCTACTATGAGTACTACAGTACTTAATTCATTAGCTTTTACTAATGATAGTGCTGCAGTTGGAGGAGGAGATGGAGATACAAATGAACAAATAAGACAAAATGCCTTAGCTATGTATCCTACACAGTTAAGAACCATTACAGCTGATGATTATATTATTAGAACTTTATCTTTACCTTCTAAATTTGGATTAATTGCTAAAGCTTACCCAACACAGGATATGGGAATAAGTGTTAATTACCCAACAGATTTATTAGCTACTCAAAATCCAAATGCTATTTCTTTATACATTTTATCTAAAGATACAAATAATAATCTATCAGTTTCAAGTTTAGCTTTAAAACAAAATCTAAAAACATTCCTTTCAGAATATAGAATGTTAACTGATGGTGTAACTATAAAAGATGCTTTTATTATTAATATAGGAGTAAATTTTGATATTGTAGTAAGACCTAATTATAATGGAAAATTAGTTTTAAATAATTGTTTAACTTCATTACAATCTTATTTTAACATAGATAAATGGCAAATAAATCAACCAATTATTTTATCTGAAATTTATAATCTTTTAGGTCAAATAGATGGAGTACAAACAGTACAAAAAGTAACCATTACAAATAACGCAGGAACCAATTCAGGGTATTCACAATATTCATATGATATTAAAGGAGCTACAATTAATAATATTATTTATCCTTCTTTAGATCCTAGTATTTTTGAAGTTAAAAATTTAACATCTGATATTCAAGGTAGAGTAGTTACTTTCTAAAAAATTTATCTAATGTATATTTATATTATATATTAGATTTATGGCTGTATACAAAATATTCTCCGAAAAAGATACCTTTATTTCTTCATATCGTTCATCTCAAAACTTTGGTAGAGATGAAATATTAGAAATTTTTAGATATGCTTCTGATACTACTACTAATTTAGATACTACAAGAGCATTAATTCAATTTCCAAATTCTTCTCTTCAAAGTGTAATTACTAATACTATTAGTGGAAGTGCTTATAGTGCTTCTCTTAGATTATACTTAGCAAGTGCTACTTTACCTGCTAATTATACTATCTTTGGTCATAGATTAACTACCGCTTGGGATATGGGATTAGGTAAATCTGCTGATATTCCTGTAACTACTATTGGGTGTTCTTGGAATTCACCTTGGACTACAGCTGGTGGTGATTATAATGCTACAGCTTATACTCAAAGTTTCCTTTATTTAGATAATAAAGATATTAATATGGATATTACTTCACTAGTAAATTACTGGTATAGTAATCCTAATTCTAATTATGGAGTTTTATTAAAACAAAGTAGCAGTATAGAAAGTAGTACTACATCTTCATTTGGTACTAAATTTTTCTCAATGGATACTCATACTATATACCCACCTCAAATTGAATTGAAATGGGATGATAGTTATTACTCTTCATCTTTAACTTTAGTCACATCATCAGATTTTGTACCTACAATTTCAAATTTAAAAAGTGAATTCCCTGAAGGAACTACCTATACTTTTAGATTAAAAGTAAGAGATAAATTTCCTGCTAGAGCATTTACTACTACTTCTGTATATTTAGTTCCAAAAAGATTACCTATAACTACTTATTGGGCATTAAAAGATGCTAAAACTGAAGAAATGGTAATTGATTTTGATACTACATTTACTAAAGTAAGTTGTGATAATGATAGTAATTATTTTAAAATTTATATGGATGGTTTAGAACCTGAAAGATATTACAAAATTGTAATAAAAACCATACTTCCAGATGGTGAAACCATAGTTATAGAAGACCCACTAAATTACTTTAAATTAGTTAGATAATGGCTGAAGTTATTCAATTAAATAGAAACGTTTATGGTAAAATTACTTACCCTAACGTAGTCAATACTGAATTTTCCCAATTAACTAAACCTGCTACCCAAGTAACTGCTTCTGTAGTAACTGTAGAGCAGTTTTTTAAAGAATATAATGATTTATTTTATGAAATACCTACTGAAGGAGATTTTAATTCACATTTAGAATTAATAAAAAGAAGTACTGAGTACGTAGGTGTAAATCAAAATGCAGGAGAGATAGATGCCTTACTAGACGAAATAAACCAATTAAGACTAGAAAATCTAACATTACAACAAACCGTAGATGATTTAACAAAATCTAAATAATGGAAATTACCAACATATCAAATATTGATTCAACTCAATTTTTAAACCAAAACTATACTTCAAAAGATGAAGCTTTATTAAATTCATTAAATGTAAGTAAAGAATTTGGTTTACCTGAAGATAATATAGAGTTACATATTATATCACCTAATGGTGATTTATTAGATATTGTATATGATTTTAAAAATTATACTACATACAAAACTAATGAAGGAACTTCTTTATATAGTCAAATAGTTGTTGATCCCAAAGCAGATTTAGAATCATTTGGTTTAACTCAAGGTCAATATGATGTAGTCTATAATTTTTATAGAACTATGTTTTCTAGCTCTGAAGCTAACCAATTCTACATTTCAGAAATATCTTCAGATAGAACTGAGATTAAAGTTTCTACTAATAATACTTCATATACTGCCTTAGGTCAATCTTATCTAACATTTGTTGCTGAAAGAAATTCAAGAGCTTTTTACTCTGATTTTATTTTAAATTTTGGTGATAATAAAACTTTTATAGGGGTTAATGTTGCTTTTGATAATATAAACCAAACATTACCTAGTTTATATATTAAATTATATGAACCATTACCTACAAGTGTTACCCTAAAAGATACATTTTGGTTAGTAGAAAGTATTTCTGATCCTTATGCTTTTCAAGTTACTACTGATTTTATAGCAGAAGCTACAACAGATAGTTCTCCTTTAAGAGGACCTAATATTAATATTGAATTAGCAGAAAAAGCTAATTTAACAACACCATACTTAAATCTATCCAACTTATTAAGTTCAGATATTTCTTCTTCATATCAACAATTACAATCTTGGTTAGAAGAAAAAAGTATTGAAATTTCTGTTGATTATAGTGATTTTTCAAATTTTGTTCACTTCTCTTCTGCAACTGAACGCTTACAGAATTTTCAATATAAATTATCTCAAATACAATCATTACAAGCAGATATTAATGCTATAAATGGATTAAGTATTTCTTCAAGCATAACTTACACTTCAGCTAGTGTAATTACTTTACAAAATCAATTAGATACTCTTATCCAAAAATTAGATGGGTACGAATATTACTTATATTATGAATCTGGAAGTAATGCTTGGCCTAAAACTAATACCACTAAACCTTATATTAATTATAGTGTAACTGATCCAACTGCTGTTACTTGGTTTAATAACCAAATTCAAACAGCTTCTGATTATGATACTGAAAATAGAGATTATGTTTGGAATAATTTACCTGAATATATTACGGTAGATCAGCAAAATTCAAATTTACAATTATTTGTTTCAATGCTTGGTCAACATTATGATTATATTTGGACTTATATTAAGGATATCACTGATTTACAAGTAGCAGATAATAGAATTGATCATGGTATTTCAAAAGATTTAGTAGCAGATACTCTAAGAAATTTTGGTATTAAACTTTATACTAATTCAAGAGGACAAGATGATTTTTATATTTCATTATTAGGAATAAATCCTGATAATAGTACTTTACCTACAACGGGTTCTTATGTAATTGATAATTATGTAACTGCTTCTCAATATACTATACCGGGTAATGATATTGTAAAAGAAACTTATAAAAGAATTTACCATAACTTACCTTACTTACTTAAAACTAAAGGTACAAGAAGAGGATTACGTGCTTTAATTAATTGTTTTGGTATTTCGGATACTATATTAAAAATAAAAGAATATGGTGGGAATAAGAAAGATCAAGATATTATTGAGCAAATTACACCTAAATTCAATTATGCCTTAAATTTAAATGATTCTGGTCTTTTAGTTAATTATTTAAATCCTTCTTATAAACAATATCTTAATACAGGTTATGGCGATATAATGCCTGATACTTTAGAATTTAGATTTAAATTAGGTTCTTCTAATATACAACCTACCCAATCTCTTTTAGAAAGTCTTAATAATTATAAAATTATAAGAGTTATTTCTACTACAGGTTCTAATGCTAATATTGATTTTGGTTTAGATTCTAATGCAGGTTATATTTATTCAAATCCTATAGAATTACCATTATATAATGACGATTGGTGGACTTTAAATTTAACTAGAGAAAACGGAGGGTTAAGACTTTCTCAAACTGGGTCGGATCAAACTTATACTTTAACTATTGGTAATAAAGGATCTAATGGTATTCAATATTTAGTTTCTAGCTCAATTAATATAAATGGAGCAACACAATTTGAATATAATGATTATGGATGGTCAGAACCTGATACCTTATTTCTTGGTGGAACTGGTCAATATAGTCCATTTTCTTGTTCATTACAAGAATATAGATGGTGGATAGGATCTATTCCTATTAATGATTTTAAAGATCATATTTTAAATCCTCGTTCTATTGTTTTTAATGGGACAACAGGATCATATAATAATTTAATTTTTAGAGCACCTTTAGGAAGTGAACTAGACAATACCCCAACAAATTACTTATACTCAGTTCATCCTTCTCAGACAGCTTCATTTTGGGATGGAATAACTCCAACTTCATGGGTTTATTTAGATAATTTTTATTTAGTAACATATAATACTAATCATGAAACCTATTTAATTAATACTCCTAATATAGGAAATTATACCGAAATAGATGAAAAAGTAAGAATTGCTACTCCTAATTTAGTACCTGGAAACGTATTGACACCTTACATTTCAATACAAAAACCAGAAGAATATCCTTATTCTACTGATTTAAATGTAGTTGAAGTAGCTATTTCTCCACAAGATTCAATTAATGCTGATATTGTGGAGCAATTAGGTTCATTTAGTATAGACGATTATATAGGTGATCCAAGATTAGCAGCTTCAAGTTCATATCCTGCTTTAACAGATTTAAGAAATTTTTATTTTAAAAAATATTCTAATAAAGAAAATGTTTTTGATTTAATAAAACTTTTATCTTATTTTGATAACTCGTTATTTAAAATGATAAAGGATTTTGTTCCTGCTAAAGTTAACTTATCAACAGGATTAGTTATTAATACTAATATCTTAGAAAGAAACAAAATTGCAAGACATGAACCTGTAATGACTTTTGTAGATTATAGTGGTTCAATAGAAACTGCTTTTATAAGTGGATCAAATGGACTAGATAAAGTATATAATACATCTTATACTTCTTCTATCCCAAACCTTTCAGGTAGTATACAAGTAATTCATACCCAAAAGAAAGAATTATTTACAGGTGAATTAGGTGGTACTGTTTTAGTTGCTCATTCTCAATCCCAAGAAAATATTGTATATGAATTAAATCATATAGCAACTGATGCTACACAAGGTTTACATGATAATTTTTATAGATTGCCCTTAAATCCAACATTAAATAATGTAATGGGAGCAAGAGTATCTTCAAATTATTTAACAGTAGATTATTCTTCAAATCCTATTTTACCTACTAATTACAATTACTTAACAGCAAGTTTAGGAGCTAATTTAAATACTACTTTATATCCATTTTTAAATGCTACTGTTCAAGATAGTAATTATACCTTAGCAAGACATATCACTCCAAGATATGATGGAAGTAAATTATTTAGTAACAAATATAATGTTTATACTAATGGAGACAATTCATTTGGTAATAACCCTGTAATTGATTATAACTCAATTAAATTTGCTTATTTTAAAGAAATTACTTCCCAATCATTAACATTACCAGGTAGAGTAAATGCTAATATCAAATACTTAATTGATAGTGCATCTAGTGTAGTTGAATTAACAGAAGCCAATAAAAATTTATTTGATGTTCAATCTATTTTTAATAAAGTAAATGCTAACGTATCTTTAGACAATATTAATCAACCTTCAAAACAAAAGCAATTAAATGGTTTAAAACCAATTTATGCCGGAGGATTTAAATATTATCCTATATTACAGAATATAAATTCTCCTTCTGCTAGTTTAACATTTGAATTAATAAATCCTATATCAACATTAGTACCTTCTGGTTCTGGTACAGGTTCTATAGTTCCTATAAATGATCCTAATTTAGTACATGTAAATAATATTAAATTTAACACATTACCTACTACGGGTTCAACTGATTCTCAACATTGTTTTACATCATTAAACTCATACCTTACAGCTGATATAACTAAAAATATAACACTTAATCAAGATATCTATGTTAGAGTAACAGGTACTGTATCTTTTACAAGTTATGTTTCCCCTGGTGGATCAGGAGAAAGACCTAGAATTTATAGAAATTTTGATTTTACAGGAACTCCTTACTCTCCACCATTTAATGGACCAAATGGAAGTTGGATAGGAGGAGATTATGGTTCTGATAATAATTATGGACCACAGTTTTGGCCTAGTGATGGTGGTAATGGGTCATGGGACTGGGCGGGTTCTATGTATTTACCAGCAGGAGTACATGTAGTTTTACTACCTGATTGGGGTAATTGGAATATTAGAGAAGAATTTGATGGTCCTAAATACCTTTCAGGTCAGACAGGTCCGGGTCGTACTTACTCTTCAGTATTGCATAATAGAGATAATGGAGGTGGTGTAGATGTTTACGCTTTTACATTATTAACTACTTCAGGATCACTTTCAACAGAAAATTTATTTAATCCTTTTTCATCAACCGGTATTTCTCAAACAGAGTTAGTTATAGATACTGTTGATCCTATTACTGGACAGCCAGCTTACAGCTCTTACCCATTTACAGATGGTACTAATTTAGCCCCTAAATCATTAACTCAGATTAATGGGATAGGATGTACTATAACTTTTACAATTGATGGTATAATTAAAATACCTAGTAATACTACTACTGGAATAACAAATTCATATCCTATATGTACATTAAATAATCCAACTACTCCTGCAGTATTGACAGCAACAGCTAAATATAAAACTACAGATTCTTCAGGAGCTGTAAATATAACTCAAAAACCAACAATAAATTATTCTGTAAATCCACAATCATCTAATGGGATTTATTATTATGGAGCACCACCAACCCTTAATTATACTTATGTAATTCAAGATTTAGGTCATAGTGGTTCATCTGCTCCAACCCAATATTATTTTGAAAGAGGAACAAATGGAACTGATAATTTTTATTATTTAACAGCTTCTTATTATATGTCTCAACATTATTATAAACATATTTCTCCATGCCCTACTCCAACAGATTACAACCCATTTGTACAATTCAGTTGTTCTTTTGCTGGATATGAAAATATTGAATTGCCTTTTAAACCAAAAGTAGGAGATTTAGTTAGATTATATGATCATGATAGAGGTATATTTCCAATAGAATTTGAAAGTGAAATTTTAGAAATCATTCCTCCTGCTAGTTATCCTACAGATAGTGGTTCATATAACAATAGATTATTATTCAAGATAAATAATCCTGTATTAAATCAATCATGTTGGGATTATACATCACAAATTCAAAACTTTATTTTCCTTTCTAAAGTAGAAGATGAAACTAATGTAGTATTATTCACAGAAAAAAATCAAGGCCAAACATCAGCTGGTATTTTACTTCCTGAATATTTAGATCCAAAAACTAAAGAAGACGCAGGTAATATTGTTAAAAAATTAAAATCACAAAATTTATTAGATGTTGGACAAACTACTTATACTATTAGTGACATTAATGGAGGTGGATTTTAATTAGAAACTTAATTTAAAAAATAAAAACTATACATATTTATAATTGTAAATTAACAAAAACTTATGGGATTCTTAAATAACACATCTGTAACCGTAGATGCTATTTTAACTAAAAAAGGTAGAGAATTATTAGCTAAAAATGACGGTTCATTTAAAATTACTCAATTTTCATTATCTGATGATGAAATTGATTATACTTTATATAACCCTTCTCATCCATCTGGATCAGCTTTTTATGGTGAAGCTATTGAAGCAATGCCTATATTAGAAGCGTTTCCTGATGAAACACAAATAATGAAGTATAAACTTTTAACCTTACCAAGAGGTACAGCTAAATTACCTGTATTAAATGTAGGTTATACTACTATAAGTTTGAAACAAGGTGCTTCATTAGCTATTACTCCTCAAACATTAAATTATTTAGGAGCTTCTACTGCATTTGAATCCTCAGGTTATACAGCTACTATTGGTGATTCTAGATTAATGTCTACATTTAATGGAGTAGGTATTAATACTACTGAAGCTACTACATTAAACTCAACTACTACTATTGGAACTAATGTTTCGAAAACAGTAATTGGAACTACTATAAATTTAACAGCAACTACTGTTAATACATTATTTGGTTCTCAATCTACCTTATCAACTATATTAACTATAATTGGTAGAGATTCAGGAGCTAGAATAACAATCCCTGTAACAATAACTAAAGTAACTCAATAATAATATGAGCTTTGTATCTTTTAACCCTGAAGACTTTGTAGTAAGTGCTGATTCAATTACTTCAGTATTGTGGAGTAGTGGAAATACTACTTTAACTACTTTTACTACATCTTCAACTGCAATTAATAATAACGCTTATTTACCTGTATATTGGAGAAACCCTTCAATTTACACTTCAGACCTACCACAATTTTCAATTGCATATGGTCAAATAAATGGAACTGGTTCAGCTCCTATTAATTCATCAGTTGCTGGATTATCACCTTCAAGAATTACTTATGGTCAATTTAGAACATTAGTTAATGGTGATGAAACCCTACCATTTAATTTTGGAACAGGTAATACAACATCTCCAGATATTTTTGTAATAAACATTAATAGAACTAATTATAAAGAAAAATTATTCCCTGGAACTTTCAATTTAGCATTATCAGGTTCTGATGGAACTAATCAAGCATTAATTAACTTAACAGATAATAGCAATCAAGTAACTACTTTAACTTATTGTGATGCAGGTAGAGTATTTGATATAGTAAGTGGATCAAATGGAACCTCTACTACTGCTATACCAGTTTCTAGTTCAGCAGCCGGATATACAATTTCAGGTTCATATGGTAAATACTTACCAGATGTAGGTTTAATTATATTAAATCCAAGAGCTTTAGCATTATCTGCTAGTTTTGGTGGAATAGGATTAACTTTACCAACTTCTAATACTTCTATTAATCTAGGTAATATAAATAGTACCCTATTTACAGCTATGAATTTAGCAAGTGCTACAGGATTTTCTTTAAATAGTGAAGAAACTATAACTTCAGATTATATCTTTGTTAGAGTAAAAAATAGTGATTTTAATTATACTACTAACCCTTCAATGATAAGTGGTAGTGGAGATTTTTATTACCCAACCTTAGTAAATAACCCAAGAACATACGTTACTACAGTAGGTATGTACAATAATAATAATGAGTTATTAGCTGTAGCTAAATTATCAACTCCATTAGCCAAAGATTTTACAAAAGAAGCTCTTGTTAGAGTAAAATTAGACTTTTAATGAATGAGTTTTTCATACAAAACATTAAATTCAAATGATATAGCACTAACCTCCTATATTGCCAACAAGCAATGGGAGGTTACTGATGCTACCCTATCTCAAAACGGCGTTACAATTTATATAGGTGAAAACTTACCTATTAATAAAACTAATCCATTTGATTCCATAAATGACTCTCAAACCGAAAATGAAGAATATAGAAGATTAATATTTGATTCTATAAAAAATCTTTATTATCAAAACTACGTCTCTGGAACACTTTCAGGACAATTTTATCAATCATCTTCATTTTTTAACTATGAGCAATCTACTATAGTATCAGGTACTATTAGAAATTTACCTACAATTACAGGTAGTTCAGCTATAGGTAATAACCCAACATTATTTGGTACATCTTTATATGATATTTCTTCTAGTTTATATGATCAAACCTCATTTGACCCTGATAAGGGAAGCAAAATAGTAGTAATATCAATTGACCAAAAAATATTTGGATCAGGATTATCTCCTAATACTGTAATAATTTCAGGTTCAACTTATAATTTGCAGGATGATGGTGAGGGTAATATAATGGATACTTTGACTTCTACTTATGTAGGTAACGTATTTTATTCTCAAGGATTAATAGTAATAACTAATCAAGATTATTTATGTGTATTTGGAGCCCCTCCAACTACCACAAATGATTATTTTTCATATCTAAATGTTAATTATAATCCTCAAGTATTAGATATATTAGCAAATGATTTTGCTGACTGTGGAGTATTAAATCAAACCTCAGTTCAAATATATTCAGTACCTGGATTTAGTTTTCCTAATTATACTTTAAGTAATGGTCTTATAACAATAACACCTAATCAATCAAGTATAATACCTGGTAATTATCAATTAAATTACACAGTTGGGAATCTTAATGGAATTAGAAGTAATACTAGTTCAATTAGTTTAACAGTAACTTCTCAATCATTACAAGTAACTAATATAATAACATCTTCAGTTTGTTATGCTTCTACAGCATCTATACCTGTAACTTTTTCTATTAATTATGGAGTACCACCTTATAGTTACTCTTTAGATAATGGAGCTCATTATACAGGAGTACCTGGATTTTTTAATCAAACTGTTAGTGGAAGTATGACTGCTTCTTTAAATAGTATAATCTATGTTAAGGATTATATGGGAACTATAGCTACTGCATCTTTTACTTCATGGTATTCACCTGTAACTTATACTACTCTTTTAACTAAAAAACCATGTTCTTCTACTGATAATAGTGGTAAATTTACAGTTGATAATACTGGAGGATATACTGGGGTCTCAGCATCATTTGTTTTAACTGGTTCAGCAGATTCTTATTATGCTTTACCAAAACAATTTACAGCCTTATCAACTGGTTCTTATACTTTAAAAGTTAAAGATTCTCATGGATGTGTTACTAGTTCATTAGTTATTTTAGGAGTATACCCTGCTTTAACATCTAGTGCAACTCAATCAAATGTATCTTGTTACGGAGCCTCTAATGGATCCATTTCAGTAGCATTTACCAATGTTACAGATACATTAATAGTTAATATGTTAAATACTGCTGGTACTGGTAGTTATATATATTCAAGTATTAATTTGAGTGATTTTCCTAATAATACTGTTACTGCTTCTAACTTAGTAAGTGGAAGTTATAGTTTAGTATTATCTTCTATAGGAGCAAATCAATGTCAATCATATAATAATACATTCACTATAACATCTCCAACTACTCCAACATTTGTAACAACAGCATCTTACATAAATTCATGCTCTAATGCTATTATATTCTCAGGTTCAGGAGGTACTTCTCCTTACACTTATTATGCTGTAGAAACTTCTTCAAATACTATATACTCATCTAATTCTAGCTCTGTAGCTTTAAATGGATTAAATGGGGGTACTTTTAATACTTACATTGTAGATAGTAATGGATGTATTTCTACTTCTTCATTAGTAACAACTTATGGAAGAACTTACAATTATACAGGTTCGTATTGTGTACTAACAGGATCTAATAATACAGGATATATTTCAAGTTCAGGAATACAACAAAATTTTACAACAGGTCCTTACTCTGGTTCATTAGTAACTTCTAGTTATTCTAGTGGTTCTATTTTATTAGGCCCAACTGTTAACTTTAAACAATTATTTACATCAGGTACTGTAGATTCTATAATAGCTTGTAACGTTAATTATAGTAGATATTATTATAATGCAGCTATATGCCCTCCAGGAGGATGTTATGCACCTATTTTAGTAACAGCTACACCTTTATATTGTGGTACTAGTAACTGGACTTCATCTTACTCAGTAACTTATAATTCGGGTTCATCTTTAGCTACTACAACTATAATTGAATATAGTTATAATTCTAGTTTTTCACCTAAAGTTACTCATAGTATAAATAATGCTTCGCCTTCAATGACTCCTTTCTCTACAATTACTGATTTTGGGCTTTTTAATACTCAAGATCAAATAATGTATTTTAGAGCATATAATAGTTGTAGTATAGGAACTACCTCATCTTACAGTAATGTTTTAACTGCAAGTTGTGTAACAGCACCTCCAACTCCAACATTTACAGTAAAAATAAAAAATCATTCAGGAGTATCTTTAAAATACTCAACAGGGTCAGCTTTATACAGTGTATCTAATAACCAATCCGCTAGTGTTTCATTTACTAGCCAAACTAAAGATATAAATTTATATACTATTAATGGAGTACATTCTAGTGGTGTAGGTAATGAATACACAGTAAATGTTTCTAGTAGTTTAGATGTAAATAATAATGTTTATACCGTATTACATTGCCCAATAGATTCTATCAACTACCCTGATTATACAGTAATATCTGAATACATTGACGGAGGATATGATTTTGGATTTATAGATGATACATCTAACAATACTCCAGATTTATCAGTTCATATAGATAGAAATACTTATACAAACTCAGGAACTATAACTTTAGATATAAAACCATTCTTATAATGTCAGCAATAGTACAAGATCCAAATGCAACTTTAAGTTTCAAAAACGAGTATATCGTTTATGAACAGGAAGTTCGTTGTAAAGTAGGAGAAAATGACTTTAATATGACTTTAAACCCTACAATATCAACTGATAATTCAGGTTCATTAAGAGACTTTGCTACAGGATCTGAGTTTTCTCCTTATGTTACTACAGTAGGACTTTATAATAATAGAAGTGAATTATTAGCTGTAGCTAAATTAGCTCAACCAATTCCACTTTCTTCAACAACAGATACAGTTTTTGTAGTTAGGTACGATATTTAGTATTGCGTATTGCAATATGCAATCTAAAAACAAAATTATGTGGTTATACGAAAATAAAGAAATAAAAGAAATAACAGATATGCCCGAATCTACATTCGGGTTTATTTATGAAATAACACATTTACCTACAGGAAGAAAATACCTAGGTAAAAAACAATTAATATCTGTCCAAAGAAAAGCTTTAGGTAAAAAAGAATTAGCTTTAATTACTGATAAAAGAGCTTCTAAAAAGAAAACTGTTACTAAAGAAAGTGATTGGAAAACTTATTACGGATCTAATCCAACAATTAAACAGATGTTGAAAGAAGGTAAACAAGATGAATTTACCAGAGAAATTCTTATGTTTGTACCTAACAAAAAATTACTAACTTATTATGAAGACAAATATCTTTATATTAATGAGGTAATAGAAAAAGGAGACACATACTTTAATGATAATATTTCAGGTCGTTTCTTTAAAAAAGACTTTATAAAAAACTAGGATACCACAAAATAATTTATTATATTTCCCCAAAAACCAATTTTATGAAACGCTACGGTCTTTTTACTAAAAATTCAAATGAAGCTATTAATCAAATAAAATCTTCTCATTTAGAAGGAGCAATATTATTTTTTGCTTCTCAAAAGAGATTAGAACTTGATAAATTTCATAAATTATTTGAAGTAAAAGAAATATAATAAATAAAATAAGGTTATGGTAAACGGAATATTATTAGGTCTAGTACAATCTGTACTAGGAAAAGGACATGCTACCTCTAAAGGTAATTATGCTTTTCATTGTCCCCTATGCAATCATAGAAAACCCAAATTAGAAATTAATTTAGTACCAACAACTAAGAATGAAAATCCTTGGCATTGTTGGGCTTGTGACGTTAAGGGAAAAACCATTGCTTCTTTATTTAAAGCTGTAAAAGTAGATAAAGAAAAATATTCTGAACTAAACTCCATACTAGGTACTACAACTAAAATAGACCAATCAGAATTTAATCTTAGCGTTGAATTACCAAAGGAATATAAACCATTATACAATTTATCAAAAACAGATATTATTGCAAAACATGCCCTGTCTTACGTTAAAAAACGCGGTATAACACCCACAGATATACTTAAGTATCAAATAGGATACTGTGAAACAGGAAGATATGCTAATAAAATTATCATACCCAATTACGACGCAAATGGTAAGTTAAATTATTTTATAGCTCGTTCATTTGAAAAAGATCCATCTAGAAAATACGATGCAGTATCTGCTGATAAAAATTCAATAATTGGATTCGAAAATTTAATAAATTGGAACTTACCTGTTATACTTTGTGAAGGAGCATTTGATGCAATTGCAATCAAAAGAAATGCTATTCCTTTATATGGTAAAACAATGTCAAAACAATTAACAAAAAAATTATTGTCTAACGATATTAAAGACATATATTTAGCATTGGATAGTGATGCTCTAAAAAGCACATTAAAAATTGCCGGAGATCTACTCCACTCAGGAAAACGATTACATGTTGTGAAATTAGAAGGTAAAGACCCATCCGATATGGGCTTCGAGCATTTTACACATTTAGTACAAAATTCTCAAGAATTTACCTTTTCTGATCTTTTCTCACTTAAATTAGAAGTAAACTAATGAAAAAATCTTACGACAGAATTCTCCAAATTTCAGATGACCACAAACAAATCACATTACCTGATTCTAGGTTTTACAGACGAAATGGAGATTATTATCCTTCAATAACACACGTTTTATCTTATTACCCAAAAGGTGTTCATTTTGAAGATTGGTTAAAAAAGGTAGGTTATGCCTCAGAATACATTGTAAAAAAAGCAGCTGAAGAAGGAACCCAAGTACATAGTTTATGTGAAGATTACTTAAATGGAGAAGAATGTTCATTCTTAAATCAATATGGTAATCCTGCTTATCCACCTCAAGTATGGCAAATGTTTTTAAACTTTGTTGATTTTTGGGAAACTCATAAACCAACCTTAATTGAAACTGAAGTACATTTATTTTCAGATACTTTAAGAGTAGCAGGAACTTGTGATTTAATTGTTGAGTTAAATGGTGAATTATGGGTTTTAGATTTAAAAACTTCTAATCACTTACAAACCACTTATGATTTACAAACAGCTGTTTATAGCCAATGTTATGAAGAATGTTATGGTAAAACCATAAATAGACGTGGTATTTTATGGTTAAAATCTAAATCAAGAGGTGAAGATAAAACTGGTAAACGTTTAAAAGGTAAAAATTGGGAAATTGTTGAATCTGAAAGATCACAAGAACAAAATTTAAGTATTTTTAATAATGTTAAGGCTTTATTTGATTTAGAGAATCCTGCTCCAAAACCACATATTTTAACATTAAAAACCACAGTTAAAAGGGAAGTGTAAATATTTATATTAATAACATAAGAATGATCAAATTAGCTACTTTATTAAAAGAAATAAAAGGTACACCTAAAGCTATATTTTTAGCTGGTTCAGCTGGAGTAGGAAAATCTTCTACTTACAAAGCAAACCCTAAATTTCCAACCCAACTTGATAATCTACTTCCATCATCTTTCGAAATAATTAATTCAGATATTATTTATTCTAAATTACTTAATGCAAGTGGTATTGGTGGAGACCAAAAGAATTTTACTCCTGATCAATTATCTAAATCTTCTGAATTTCAATCTCAAGCTAGAAAAGATACAGATAAATTATTAGTTAAATCACTTGAAGATAAAAAAAATATTATTATTGATGGAACAGGTGCTGCTTCAGGCCCTATTTTAAAGAAAAAACAACAATTAGAAGATTTAGGATACGAAACATTTATGGTAATGGTTTATGCCTCACCTTTAACTGCACTCCAACGTAATCAAGATCGTATAGAAAAAGGTGAAAGAAGTTTAATGCCTAGTATTGTTTTACGTACTTGGAAAGATGTTAATAAAAACATTGGTGTTTACAAACAAGCGTTTGGAGATAATTTTGTTTTAATAGATAATGATTCTAAAGATTCAAATAAAGGTTTTTCACCCGAATTACTTAAACCATTCTTACAAGCCTCTTCTGCTATAGGAAAACCTAAAACCCCAGAAGAAATGGCTAAATCAGCAGCTGAAAAAGATGCTATGAATAAAGATATTGAAAATATGGTAAAAACATTACCTAAATTTGATGATATAAGTTCTGCTAAATCAAAAATTCAAAACTTTATACAATAATGAATATTGGTCAAGAAATAGTAAAAGAATTATTAGAACAAACCTCTAAAAATATAGCTATATTTGGTGGTGGTTTTAAACCACCCACAAAAGGTCATTTTGAAGTAGCTAAACTAGCCCTAGAAAAATATCCTAATATAGACGAATTTATTATAACAGTTGGAGGAGGTAAACCAACCAAAAGGAGAAATGGAGTTACACAAGAACAATCTATAGCCATTTGGAATATCTATAAAAATTATCTACCAAATTCCAACAAAATTAAAGTTATAGCTTCACCAAGAACACCTGTACTTGATCCTAAAAAACTAGCAGTAAACCAACCTGAAGATAATATTATTTGGATTCTGGGATCTAGAGAAGGTAATGATGAAGATGAAAAAGATGCAATATTACGTACAGCAGATATTGATAACTACCCTAACTTAAAAGTAGACGTAATATCAACCCCAGGTGAAGTTTCAGGTACTAAAGCTAGACAAGCTCTTAATGTTTCTAAAGAAGAATTCTTTAAATTTTTACCTGATGAAATAGGAAAACAGAAAAATGATGTTTATGATCTTTTAACTGGAGATCAATCCCAAGAAAAATTTGTTCCTGGTCCTTTAGTTCACGAATCTAAAATTTTGAAGGAATCATTTACCCCACAAAAAGCTCCATTAATGAATAGATTTGTGGATTACACTTGTGATAGATTAAATATAGACAAACCACAAATTTTTGTTATTAATTCCCCTTCATATGCCCCAGAGCATAAAAGTTTTGGAGGTTATTACCCACAAGAACAAAAAATAAACGTTGTAGTTCATAATAGAAATATGGCTGATATTTTAAGAACATTAGCTCACGAATTAGTTCACCACATGCAAAATTTAAATGGGGTAGAATTAAATGGTGAAGATGGTTCTAATACTGAGAATGAAGCTAATGCTATGGCAGGAATAATAATGAGAGAATTTGGGCGTGAAAATCCTGAAATATTTGAATAAATGATATCATTAAGTAGTCTTTTCGAAGAAGAAAAACCAAAAATAAACTACACTATCTATTGCGACATGGATGGTGTTCTTTGTGACTTTGAAGGTCGCTTTGAACACTTTACAGGAATGTCTCCTGATCAGTATAGAGCCGAAATGACTAGAAAATATGGCGAGAAAAAAGCTGTAGATATGTTTTGGAAATTAATTGATAATGAAATTGGAGTACGATTTTGGAGAGGAATGCCTTGGATGCCTGGTGGTAGAGAATTATGGGACTATATTAAATCCTCCAATCCTACTTTACTTACAGCTCCTTCATATCATGATTCAAGTAAAATTGGAAAAACCTTATGGGTTAAAGATCATATCCCAGGAGCTAAAATAATTTTTAAACAAGCTAAACAAAAATCTGATTTAGCAGGTCCAAACAAAATATTAATTGACGATAGAGAAGATACCATTATGGATTGGAAATCTAAAAAGGGTATTGGAATTTTATATAAAAACACAGATCAAGCAATAAACGAATTAAAACAATTAGGAATATAAGTTATGTCAACACAATTAAATAGAGAATTTTCTGAAAGAGACATTCAGAGAATGAGAAATATTATTACAGGTAATACTGCAGGTAATACTAGAATTCAAGCAGGTTACACTAAAGAACAAGTAAAACATACTGAAGGTGATGTATGGGAAGAAAACGGTAAAACCTGGACTATTCACAACGGTATTAAACAAACCGTCACTAAACATGACTCGCTAAAGGCAATGGTTGAATTCCCACTTACTTGCCCTTGTTGTTCTAAACCAATGAAAGATATTTCATTAAATAGAAAAATGTATAATATACATCAAAAATGTTTTGATTGTGTTGTTGAAATGGAAGGTAAATTAAGGGTAACAGGTGAGTATGAAGCATATGAAAAACAAATGCTAAATGATAATAAAAATGCTACTATAGACGATGCTGAACAAATGTTTGATGAATATTTTAATTCAAAAAATAATACATACGTTACCGAAGCAGGTGACATAGAAAAATGGGATGGAGGTAGTATTGATCCTGAAGTTATCAAAATGATCAAAGATAACATAAAACGACTAAGAAACTTAGAAATATAAATATTTATATCAAAAAATAAACCATGAGCAAACTAGACTTAAAAAACATAATCAAAGAAAGCATTTCTGATTACTTATCAGAATTAAACTCCGTTAATGAAAATGATCCTGCTGTGCCATCTGATTCTACAGGTATGGCTACTGATATGATGAAAAATGGATTACCTACACAAACCGGAACTCCAACTCTTAGAGAAAAATCCCCAGATATCGTATTAGAAAATAATATTTCTAGAGACGGTAAACTTTATTTAGTTAAAGAAGCTTTAAATGAATCAACTGATTCAAATATGATAGAGGAAAAACTATTATTAGACTTGATTGGTGAAGGGTATACTGGTGTTTTTAATGATAAAAACAAAGCTATAACTCATAGTAAAAAAGCTCTTAAAGAGAGAGATTTAATGATGAAAGAAAATGTTAAAAAGGGTCAAGCTAAAGTTGGTGGTTTAGAAAAACAAGTAGCTGATTTAAAAGCACAAATGCAAAAATTAATTGATAACCCTGAAATGAGAGGTGAATTATCAAATTATACTGCTAAATTAGAAAAAACTGAACAAGTATTAGAAAAATTAAAAGCAGCATTAGAAAAATCTTCTCCTAAAAAAGTAAAGAAAGAGAAAAAAGATGACAAATAATCTTGAACTTTTAAAAAATCATCTATATAAGTTAATTAAAGAGGAACTTGAAGGTGGTGAAGAGGAAAAACAAGCAGGACCTGAAAAGGTTCTGTATGATTTAGTACTTGAGCCTGCTAATTTACAAGCAGCTTTAGATGCATTGCAAAATTCCAAAAATTATGGAATGTATGCTAAAAACTTAACAGATCGAAATGAATATAATTCAATTTTTGGTCCTAGTAATCCTCCACAAAAAACCAATGCAGCCTGGAAAGATTGGGATTCTATGTTTCCAAAACCTGGAGCTAGTGAAGATCAAATAGATTCTTTACTTAATAAAAGACTTTGGAAAATAAAACAGATTAAAAGTAATAATCCTGAAGATTGGGAAAAGTTAAAAAATGTATTAGGTGATAAGTTTAAGGACTACTCTATTGAAACCGGAAATGATTCTTTTGATGAATTTGTAGCATCATTACCTTCATCTGAATTAAAATTTGACAATGGTATTCCTTTCTTTGGTAAATCAGCAGGAAATTATTTTTTACCTAAAACAAAAGCAAATTCTGATAGATATACAGGTGTCTTTAAAGGCGATCAATATGTTGTAAAGGGAGACAAAATTATTTTTCCACAAAAGAAAAACCCATTCGAAACTAAAGATTACTTAACTAAAGTACTTAAAACTATAATGGGTAATGCTAAATTACAATATAGCATATCTCAACAGGAATCAGAAGGTCAACCTGCAACTACTTCAAATGCCCAAGGTGCAGTTGAAAAAATTAACTTTGTTAAAACTTTTGATACACCTGAATTAGCAAATAAATTTAAAAAATTAATACCAAAAGATTTTGCTTCAAAAACTGCTATTGATGGTAATAAAATCACAGTAGCTGATATTACTGATTCGCAAAAGAAAAATTTAATACTAGCCTCACAAAAATTTATAGAATCTCAACCTAAAAAACCAATGAAAGAATCATTAAAAGAACAATTATCTCAAGTAATAAGAGAGGTATTGGCTGAAAAAAAATTAACTAAATCTCAACTTATAGCTAGAGATAAAGAAGAAAAAGACATTAAAAAGAAAAATCCTAAAATGCCTGAAGGTGAAGCTTATGGTATTGCTACTAAAAATGTAGAAAAGAAAAAAGCTGTAAAAGAAGGTGAAACTCGAGTTAATTCAAATACAGAAGATAGAATATCTTATTTAAAACATGTTTTACAACATGTTTGGAATATGGGTAAAGGTAATAATATGATTGATTTTGATTCTATGGCTGGAAGCACTGTTAGTGATTTATTTGGTGATAATTTAGACGAAGCTCGTTTTCCAAAAGGAACAGACATTGGTCAAAAAGGATCTGGATTTGAAAAAATTGAAAAAAGTGTAGAAAAAAAATATATTAAATCCCATACTAAACCTGGTGAAAAACCTAGTACTGCCGTTAAACAACATGCTAAAACAGCAGGTGGGAATGTCGCAGGAAATATACTTAAAAAAGTAATAAAAAAATAATGTCAAAGTCAAGAAAAAAAGGTAAGCAAAAGCCTAACCACGGTAATCAAGTTAAAAGACAAAACGTTATTAAAAGTAACGAGCAAATCTTAGCTAAATTAAAATAATATGAATAATTTAGATATAAAATTCTTAATTAGAGAAACTTTAGAAAGAATATTACTAGAAGATAATTCAAAACAACTTCAAGAAAATGTTCTATTAGTTGAAGATAAAGTATCTAAAAATTTACAATATCATTTAGATAAAAATATTCCTTTACATGAGAATGCTTTTAGATATGGTACTGAAGCTCAACTTAAATTATTTAAAGAAGTTAGAAGTCTTTTTAATGAAGGGAAATTATATTTAAATCCTGAAGATAGATGGTTAGTTGAAAATACTGACATTGGAAATTATGGATTATATGAAGGTCAATTTGTGGCTTTAGATGTACCTTTTCTTGAAGAAGAATTAAATGAAGCTGAATACCACGGTAAAAAAGTTGAATTAGGTAAACCACATAGAGGAGGTTCTAAGAAATTTTTCGTGTATGTTAAAGATCCTAAAACTAAAAAAATTAAAAAAGTACAATTTGGTGATTCAACAGGACTATCAGTTAAAATAAATGACCCAAAAGCAAGACATGCATTTGCTGCTCGTCATAAATGTGCTCAAGAAAAAAACAAATTATCAGCTAATTACTGGGGTTGCCATATAGGACGATATTGGAAATCATTAGGTGGTAGTTCAAACTTTAGTGGGTACTGGTAATAATTAAATAACAATAAAACATAAAAATAATGAGAAATTTTAATAAACTAGTTTCCCTTTTACTTCATTCAAGTACTCAAGTACATATATTTCACTTACAGACAAATTCATATTCTGAGCATAAAGCATTAAACAAGTATTATGATGAAATTGTAGAATTAGCAGATTCTTTAATTGAATCTTATCAAGGTAAATATGACATCGTAACTAATTATGAAAACCCACCTTTACAAAATTATTCAGATAATGCACAAATAGTTGCTTATTTTTCTAGATTATCTGAACTTGTAAAAATGTTAAGACAAGAAATAGAAGATACATACCTTCAAAATCAAATTGATTCTATAGTTGAATTAATAGAATCAACTAAATACAAATTAAGATTTTTAGCATAGTGATTAAACTTTCTGAAATATTAAACGAAATATTATCTGAAAAAAAGCTATGTCCAAAAGGTAGAGCTTACTATGATCGTCGTATAAATGCTGGGGAAAAACCATCTGCTTATTTATCTGGTCGTGCTGAAAAAGTATGTAAAGGACTAATGAAGGAAGATGAATTAGATGAAGGTTTAGAAGATACATCTTGGACTGGAAATAATGGCCAAAAAATAACACTACAACAACTTTTAGATGTTATAAAAAATTATCCTATTATACAAGTACCAATTGAAAAAGTTGAAAAAATAATTCTTAAAAAAGATAGTGGTGGTATTGAATCAGATAGATTAAGCACAGCTGATGTAAAATATCCTATCATTATTGTAATAGATGATAGCGGAAATTTTAAATATGTTTTAGATGGTAACCATAGGGCTAATAAAGCAATATCAGCAGGCTTAAAATCAATACCTGCAAAATTAGTAAATATTAAAAAATTACCACAAGAATTTCAAGACATTTTAAGTGAATCACTTGATGATTGGTTTAAAGAAAAATGGGTTCGTATAGATACACAAGGTAATATAACAGGTCCTTGTGGTACAATGAAAAAAGGCCATAAAACAACTCGTTGTTTACCACTTAAAAAAGCCCAAAGTTTAACCCAAGATGAACGTGCAGCAACATCTCGCAAAAAAACAGCGTCCAATAAACAGTTTGTACCTAATACAGATAAAGCAAAAGTAAAACATAAAAAATGATAAAATTAAGCCAATTATTAGAAGGACAACAACTAACAGAATTTAATTTTCCTGATGGTTTTCAACCTGCAAAATCTGTTCCTCAAGGAGGAGCAATGTGTGCTAATTGTGCTAAATGGGATAAAAAAAATCAAGTTTGTAAAGGGCAATATTATATTGAATGGAATGGTAATGGTGAAATACCTGCCGATCCTACAGAATACGTTTGTATTTGGTGGGTAGATAAAAGAAAATAATTATGATATCATTAAAAAACTTATTAAACGAAGGTACATTAGATAAAATATTCCACTTAGATGGAATATTAATTGTAGATGATGCCGCTAGAAATCAAAAAGATATTTTATCTGATATTCGTTCCTTACCTGGAATTACAGTAGTAAGAAACGTAGAGATGGAACAAGATCCAACTTCAAGATATTTTAGAAGTAGAATAGAAACCAAAATTGATCCATACCCATATGTTAAACAAGATAAATTTGATTCTAATACTACTATAAAATTAATCTTAGATAACATTAGAAAAGTACCTGGAGTAATAGGATTTAAAGAACAAGGAAATGTAACCTCTACAGAAAGTTAAACATGAGGCCCTACCAAGAAGTTATACAAGATAATACTAAAATAAGAAAATTTAGTTTAGATATAGATTCAAATGAATTAATGTGGCATAGAGATGAAAAAGATCGCTATGTCACTATTTTAGAAGGTAAAGATTGGGAATTTCAACTAGATAATGAATTACCTTTGGAACTTAAAAAAGGAGATTGTATATTTATACCTAAACAAACATATCATAGAGTAATAAAAGGTACAACTGATTTGATAATTCAAATACAAGAATAATGACTAAAGCCGAATTAAAAGAAATAATTAAAAAAATTGTACTTGATGAGATGGTTAACATCCCTTCAGCACATAAAAGTATTAATGATAAGTTAATGCAAATTGCTAAACGTGAGAAGAAGGATGAAAATGAAGATAATCAACAAAAATAAAAATGAATAAATTATCTATATTAAAAAGATTAATCAAAGAAGAGATTGAGGATTTCCAAAATTCTCAACCTTTGACTTTTGAAAATGATCCATTAGAATATATTCTTCAAAAGTATCAATCATTAAATGATACATTAGAAGACTTAATGACACCTCACTATAGAGATTTAATTTCGGGTGTATTTGTAATAGCTTATAAACCAACTACATTTAGAATTATACTTCATAATAAACAAGAATTCTATTTAATTTATGGACCAACTTGTTATACTGCTAAGATAGCAGGTAAAAAATATTATTTAGAAAATTTATCTGAAGAAGAATTTGCTATCACTTCTATTGCTCAATTATTAGAATTAGGTTTACCTCCAGGAAGTACTGGACCAGAAACCCCAACAAAAAACGAAGCTAATCCAACTGAGGAAAAACCAGCAGAAGAAACTCCACCAGCAGAAGAAAAAAAACCTGAAGAAGTAAAAGAAGGATTAAATAAAATCATTAAATTTAGAATATTAACTGAAGCTAGTGATAGAAATGTTAATACAAATACTGCGAAAGCAATTTCTTTTTTTTTAACTAAAGCAGATCCTTCATTAGGATTTAAAGCTCAAAGTGATAAAAAAAGATTAGGTAATACTAAAAAACAAAGCCCTGCAGATGTAGAAGCAGCTTTTACTGATATTTTACAAGCTAAAAACATTACCCCAATTCCACCAGGTGTAGCACCTAACCCATCAGGTAAATTTACCATGTATGAGTTTGAAACTCCTGATTTTGGATTAGTAAGAATAATTGTAAGTGGAGGTGGTAATGAAGGTGAAAAATACGAACAAAATTTTGTAGCTAGTGCTAAAGAATTAGCAGGTACTCCTAATAAAGATTTACCTAAAGCATTACAAACTTTATATAGTACTCTAGGTATAGATAATACTAAATTAACATCAGAAGATATTTCATTTGCTGGAGGTACGGATACTAAAAGAGATTTAAGTTTTGAAGGGCCTAAAGATATTGGATCAACAATATCCGATATTACTATTATGTATGAAGGTGAACCTTATTATATTTCATTAAAAAATAAAAGTGGAAGTGGGTTATATAGTGGTAAAAACGTTCCATTCTTTGCAATGCAAGGTGATAAAGTAGTTTATGATGCTTCTAAAAATGATCCAGCTTCTGATTCTAGTCAATTAATTGATATATTTAATATAGATGAAGATAAAGTAGCTGAAGGTTTAAATAATTATATTAATAAAACTGGAACTCCTACTACTTGGGAACCAATTAATATAGAAACAGGTAAATTTAAAAATTTCTTAGCTTCATCATTTGGGTATGGTTATTACTATGTAAAAGAAACCAAAGGAGGAGATGTTAAAGTAGTTCCAATTTTAACAGCAGAGGATGCTGATAAAGCAGTTGGTAATATAACCCAAACATTTGTTAAATATCCAGGTCCAAACACTAAAATAGCTGCATTATTAATTAAATCAACTGGTGGAATATTTGGTGATTCACAATTTTTAGTAACATTAAGAAATGCTCAAGGTAAACTATTACCATTATCTTTAAGGATAAGCAAATTATAAAAATAAATAATTTTCTATTTTCAAAGAAATCTGCAATTCCATTTGGATGAGCAGATTTTTTTACGTATATTAATCCCTAGTAAAAATTTAAAACATGAGTAAAAAAATTGTAATTGTAGGTGCTGGTGTAGCAGGTATTAATGCTGCTACTAAATTAGTAGACAATAACTATAAAGGTAAAATTACTATTATTGATATGGGGAAAGATCCTCATAAACGATTACCAAGTGAAGTAATGTGTGGTTTTGCAGGTGCAGGAGCATGGAGTGATGGTAAATTAACTTATCATACAGCCATTGGTGGTCAATTAAAAAAATACTGTGGTGAAGATAAAGCCATGGAATTAATGGATCAAGTTATTACTAACTTCAAACGTTTTCATCCTAAACCAGAAGAAGTACAATGTTCAAATCCTGAAGCTGAACCTGAATTTATTAAACCATACTTTGGTTTAAGATTATTTCCTGTATGGCACGTTGGAACTGATTATCTATTAGAAATTGCTAAAAATTGGTATTCATATTTAGTTGATAATGGAGTTGAATTTGTATGGGAAACCAAAGTAACAGATATTAATTTTAGTAAACAAATATTACGCTTTAATGATCCAAATATGTTTTGTACTTATGATGAACTTATTTTTGGTGTAGGTAAATCAGGTATTGACTTTGGTAAACAATTAGCTGAAAAATATGATTTACCAACTGAACCTAAATCAGTACAAATTGGTGTTAGATTTGAAGCACCCCAAGAACACTTTCAAAAATTAATTGATATTTCATATGACTTTAAATTATATAGAAAATTTGATGATAAAGGAGTATCACTTCGTTCATTCTGTACTAATAATAATGCTGCTTATGTTGCAGTAGAAGAAACATACGGAAACTATACTTACAATGGTCATGCTAAAAAAGATGAGAAGTATAGAAACAATATGACTAATTTCGGTATTATTATGGAATTAAATGGTATTGAAAATCCATTTGAATGGAGTAGAGAAATTGTTAAACAATGCCAATCACTAGACCATAGAGGATTATATTATTCACCTTCAAGAAAACCTTCATTCACTTCAGAAGGAGAACATGTTGATGCTTTTCAAATATCAGAAGCTGATATGGTTAGTGTAAGAAGAACATTCCAAGGTTATTTTAGATACATTGATGATTTTATTGATGATATGAAAAAAGTATTTCCTACATTAAAAGACGATTGGGGTATGTATATACCTGAAGTAAAATATTTATCACCTGAGCCACTTGTTGATTATACCAACTTAGCCTTGACCAAGTATCCTAACGTACATTTTGTTGGTGATGCCCTTTCCGCTAGAGGTATAACAGTAAGTGGTGCACAAGGTATTTATGTTGCAGAAGATATTTTGAAATACGAATAATTTTTATTATATTATACACATGGAAGGAAAAGAACAAGATTATAAATCAAGAACATTAACTACCCAAGATGGTAGAACAATTACATATTTTGATGGTAAATTACATAACTGGGATGGTCCAGCATTAAAATATGCTAAGGAATTAAAGAAAAAAGACGAATACTATCTTTATGGTTTTCAGTACACTAAAGAAGAATGGCTAGAAGCACGTAGAGATAGACATGGAGTACCACCAGATAAGAATCCACAAGTAACATCAAGATTTTAATAATATTAATACAATTTTAAAAAACAAGTTATGAAAATAGGTTTATGCGGTTCTATGTCTGTTGGCAAAACAACATTAGTTAATGCTTTAAAAGAGCTACCACAGTTTAAAGACTATAATTTTGCTACTGAACGTAGTAAATATTTAAGAGATTTAGGTATTCCATTAAATACTGATTCTACATTAAAAGGTCAAACTGTATTTTTATCAGAACGTTGTGCTGAATTAATGCATGAGAATATTATTACTGATAGAACTGTTATTGATGTAATGGCTTTTACACAGGCTGCTAAATCAATAAATCAAACAGATAAAATTGCATATGAAGAATATGCTCGTAATTTTATTGGAGAATACGATTATATTTTTTACATTTCTCCTGATGGAGTAGAAATAGAAGATAATGGTGTAAGAGAAACTAATGCTGAATATAGAAATTTGATTGATTTTATTATTAGAGATACTTTAATATCATATAATCATAGATTAAAATGTTGTGTACCTATAAAAGGTACTACTGAGCAACGTATTAAACAAATATTAGAAACTATTTCTCTGTAATATTTATATCAAAACATTAATTTAAAAAATATAAAACATGGACATTAACGATAATTTTGATTTACGTAAGCATAGAGATTTCTTACTATCTGAATCAAGAATTAATGAGAGATTTGCTGACAAAATGTATGATGTAAATCCTCTTACTGGTGAGAAAGAAAGAGTAATCTACGAAAATGAAGTAGAAAGATTAGGTATTTTTGACGATATTGATCAAGATTTACTTCATGGTGATTATGGAGATGGAGAAGATAGACTAGAATATTTAGATGCTGTTATCAAATATTGTACTAAAAAAATGGAAGACCAAGGTGATGATAATGGTGGATTATATGATATTGAACCTTCAGATGATATTGAATCTTTAGAGGAAAGCGAAGAATTAGAAGAACTGGCTAAATTAACTAGTGCAGGTGGTACTTTTACCCCACTAGGACAAAGAGCAGCTGACATCATTAAAACTAATCCAGAATTAGAAAAATCAGCATTATTGAAAGCTTTAAACTCAGATCCTGAAATTTCTAAAATTTTAGATGCTAGTGAAGAAGAATTACACCAAAACCAAACAAATAAATTTGCTGCTTTAGTTCGTGGTTCAAGAGAATTAGGACAAAGAGGTAGAAAAGCAGATCCAAATAAACCAGCTGCTGAACCAAAAGCAAAAGCTGAAAAACCAGCTTCACAAAAATTAAAAATTACAAACCCTAAAGCAGACGAAAAACCAGTTCCTTCTGTATTTGATGGTGGAGAAGCTGATGCAGAAGATATTGCGGATGAAATGGCTGCAACAAGAGCTGCTAAGGGTGGTAAAAGATTAGGTACTGCTGCTGAAAAATTAGCTCAAGTAACTAAAGAAATGAAAGCTTTAATTCCTGCTTATCAAGCTGCTAAAGGTACTGCTAAAGAAGCTGCTATTGTAGCCCAATTAAAAGATTTAACTGCTGAGAAAAAAGCTTTAGAAGCTAAAGTAAACAAAATGATTAAAGCTCCAAAAACACAAGCTGCTTCTGATTTATATGATTATGGAGATGAAAATCTTTAATCAAACCAAACTAAGTTATGTCTGAAAATCAAAATCCAGTCCCATTAAAGGACATGATAAAACAAGAGTGGATAAGATGTGCCCAAGATCCCGTGTACTGGATGAAAAAATATTACTGGATTCAACACCCACAAAGAGGTAGAATCCAGTTTAACCTTTTCCCCTTCCAAGAAAAAGTATTATACCAACTACAAAAGAACGAGTATACAATTATTAATAAATCTCGTCAGTTAGGTATATCAACATTAGCCTCAGCCTATGCTTTATGGTTAATGTTATTTAACAAAGATAAAAACGTACTGTGTATTGCAACCAAGCAGGAAACTGCTAAAAACATGGTAACTAAAGTACGTTTTGGTTATGATAATTTACCTAAATGGTTAAAAACAAGTGATAAACCATCAGAAAATAATAAGTTATCACTTAAATTAACTAACGGATCACAAATTAAAGCAGTTGGTGCTACAGCGGATGCGGGTCGTTCAGAAGCCGTTTCTTTTCTTATTATTGATGAGGCCGCTTTCATTGAAGGTATTGATGAGATTTTCGCTTCAGCTCAGCAAACCTTAGCTACTGGGGGTCAATGTTTAGCCTTATCTACACCTTATGGTACAGGTAACTGGTTTCATAGAACATTTACTAAAGCACAAGCTAGAGAAAATAGATTTGTTCCACTATCTTTACCTTGGACTGTTCACCCTGAACGAGACCAAACATGGAGAGATGCTCAAGATGAAATCTTAGGACTAAGAAACGCAGCACAAGAGTGTGATTGCGATTTTAGCACCTCAGGGGATACTGTTATTGAACCAGATTTACTTAACTTTTATGAATCTGCTTTTATTTCAGAACCAATGGAAAGAAGAGGAGCAGGTGGAGATTTATGGATTTGGGAATTACCTGATTATTCAAAATCATATATGGTAGTAGCCGACGTTGCTCGTGGAGATGGAACTGACTACTCTGCATTTCATATTTTTGATGTAGCTGAAGCAAAACAAGTAGCTGAATTTAAATCACAAGTTCAAACAAAAGATTATGCTCACATATTATTTTCAATAGCCACTGAATATAATGATGCCTTACTAGTAGTAGAAAATGCTAATATTGGATGGAGCGTAATAGAAAATTTAATAGACAGAGGTTATAGAAATTTATATTACTCCTCTAAAGCCGATACCACAATGGGTGCTAATGAAAATCAATTAGCAAGAATGGAAAACGGTCAAGGTATGATACCAGGTTTTACAACTTCAATGAAAACAAGACCACTTTGTGTTTCAAAATTAGTTTCGTACCTACAAGAAAGATCAGTTATTTTCCAATCTCGTAGACTAATGGATGAATTAAGAGTATTCGTTTGGAAGAACGGAAAAGCTCAATCCCAATCAGGTTATAATGATGACTTGGTAATGTCTTTTTCCATTGGTTTATTCCTGAGAGACACTGCATTACGTTTTAGACAACAGGGTCTAGATTTAACTAGAGCTACTTTAGGTAGTTTCCATACTACAACACAACAAGCCCCTGGTATTTTTTCTTACAATTCTCAAGTTGATAATCCATATCAAATGAAAGATAGTATGGGGAATACAGAAGACTTAAATTGGCTTCTTGGTTAAAAAACAAATATTTATAATATATAATAGAATTTTATGGTAGATACTTCATTTTTCGGTAGATTACAACGATTATTTTCAACAGACGTCATAATAAGAAACGTTGGAGGTAACCAATTAAAAGTAATGGATACTGATCGTATCCAACAACTTGGTACAATCCAAACTAACTCACTTTTCGATAGATATAATAAGGTTTATACTACAACTGGTGGTTTAAACTTCAATTTTAATAGCGACTTAACATACCCTACTACTCGTATTCAGTTGTATACTGATTATGAAATGATGGATCAAGATTCTATTATTGCTTCTACATTAGATATCTTAGCTGACGAGACTTGTTTGAGAAATGATATGGGAGAAGTATTACAGATACGTTCTTCTGATGATACCGTTCAAAAAATTCTTTATAACTTATTTTACGATGTATTAAATATTGAATTTAATCTTTGGTCATGGACTCGTAATATGTGTAAGTATGGTGATTTTTATCTTAAACTAGAAATTTCAGAAAAATTTGGTGTTTATAACGTTATACCATTTTCTTCTTATTCTATTATTAGATTAGAAGGTAAAAACCCAGAAAAACCACAAGAAGTAAAATTCAGATACGATCCTACTTTTACATCACAACAATCAGCAACAGGCCCACAAGTAATGTCTTCATATACTCGTAATAATAGTGAAGCAATTATATTTGATAATTATGAAATGGCACACTTCAGATTATTATCTGATTTTAACTATTTACCCTATGGTAGAAGTTATATTGAACCTGCTCGTAAAGTATTTAAACAATTAACATTACTAGAGGATGCAATGCTTATCCATCGTATTGTTAGAGCTCCTGAAAAACGTACTTTCTTTATCAATGTTGGTAATATTCCACCTAATGAGGTAGAAAACTATATGCAAAAAACCATCAATAAGATGAAAAAAACTCCATATATGGATCCTACAACAGGTGAATATAACTTAAAATATAATATGCAAAACATATTAGAAGATTTCTACATTCCAGTTAGAGGAGGAGATACTACTACTAAAATTGAAACTACAAAAGGTTTAGATTATACTGCTATTGAAGATATTGAATACTTAAAAGATAAATTATTTGCTGCCTTAAAAATGCCAAAAGCATATCTAGGGTATGAAAAAGACTTAACAGGTAAGGCTACATTAGCTGCTGAAGATATTCGTTTTGCTCGTACAGTAGAAAGATTACAAAAAATATTAATTTCAGAATTAACAAAAATTGCTTTAGTTCACTTATATTCACAAGGATATGATGGAGAAGCGTTAACCAATTTTGAATTATCATTAACTGTTCCTTCTATTATTTACGAACAAGAAAAAATTGCTTTAATGAAAGAAAAATCTTCATTAGCAACAGAATTAATTCAAAATAAAATTGTTCCAACTGATTGGGTTTATGATCATATATTTAACTTTAGTGAAAATGAATATGATGAATATAGAGATCTAATTATAGAAGACGCTAAACGTAAATTTAGAATTGATCAAATTGAAACTGAAGGAAACGATCCATACAAAACTGGTGAAGCATATGGTACACCACACACTTTAGCTTCATTATATGGCCCAGGAAGATATCCAGGTACTGAAGGTACCCCTAAAGGATATGATGAAAAAGGAGATACATATCCTGATCAAGTTTTGGGTAGACCAAAAGAAAAAGCATCTAATATTAATACACAAGAAAACCCATTAGGTAAAGATAGATTAGGTAGAGCAGGAATGAAAAATGGAGATGATGAAGCTAAAGGATTTAAAACCGCATATAAAGGTGGATCTCCATTAGCATTAGAGAATGCAGGTACACAAGCTGTATACCATCAAATTTCAAGTAATTTAAAAAGTATGTTCCCACAACGTAAAGTAAGTTTATTTGAGGAAAGCGATTTATTAAATGAAGATAATCTTCTAAAAGAAGACAAATAAAATTAATATTTATAATTAGAAGTTAACTATATTGAATAAATGGCTAATATAAAGCATAACAAATATAAAAACACTGGGATCCTATTTGAATTACTTGTAAGAAAAATTACAGCTGATACAATGTCCAGTCAAGATTCTAAGGCTGTTTCTTTGATTAAAAAGTATTTTGTAAATACAGAATTATCTAAAGAAAATAAACTGTATCAATCGATATCTAAATCACAAAACATTAGTGAGGCCCAAGCAGATTCAATTCTTTCAACTATCTTAGAAGTAAATAAAACTTTAGATAGAACTAAATTATCAAAAGAAAAATATAATTTAATTAAAGAAATTAAAGCTAATTTTGATATTGATGATTTTTTCAAAGCCAAAATTAATAACTACAAATTATTATCTTCCACTTATACATTATTAGAAGCTAGTTTATCACCATCTAAAAATTTAGATGATATTCTTTCTTCTAAAATGAATATCTTAGAAAATATAGCACAAACTAATACTGTAAGCGTTCCACAACCAACAGTAAGTGAGTTTGAAACTTTAGATAAAGGAACTCGTGCATTAGTTTACAAAATAATGTTAGAAAAATTTAATGATAGATTCAATACTTTATCTGATGAACAGAAAGAGGTATTAAAAGAATATATTAATAATATTTCTAACACTACCAATTTAAAAAAATATGTGGATACTAAATTCACATCATTAAAAGAATCTCTTTTAAAATTCTTACCTAAAATAGAGGACGCTACAATTAAAATTAAAGTGAATGAGACAATAAATCTTATTAACCCTATTTTAGAATCTAAAGTTGTAAAAGACGATAATATAGTTGCATTATTACAATATCAAGAATTACACAGTGAATTAACAAAAATTCATAATGCAAGTAGATAAATTAAAAGAATTAGTAAAAAAATATTTAGCTGAACTTCTTGATGAAGAATCAGCTTCTGGAGATGCTGGTGGGTTTTTACCTAGAATGATGGTTAAAAAACTTAAGAAGGAAGATACTAATAAAGCTTTTACTCGTAATCCTGCTCGCCCTAAAACTGCACAAGATATTAATTCACCTACTGGGTTTGAATCAATGCCTGATTCAGCTAAAGTTTATATTAAAGGTGGATTTAAAGCAATTAAACCTGAAGAAAGAATTGATGCTAAAGATTTATGGAAAGAACAACACTTAAAAGAAAATGAAATGACTGTTGTTCACGATAAACATGCTTTTATCAAACCAAAAAAACACCATGAAACTTCTAGACCAGGACATGAAGATTTACCTAACCCAGATAAATACTTTGAACTAGTGAAATTTAAAATTGTTGATCCCGAAAAAAAGAAAAAGAAAGAAAAACCTCTTAACGAAGTTCGTTACTCTCAATTTAAAGCTCAATCTAAAAATAGAACACCTCAAGAACAATTGCATATGGGTGTTAAACAAATTCAACATAAATTAGATGAAATTAATAAATTAGTTGAATTTGCTACTAGAATGAAAACAGAATTAAAAGGTGATGCTGATCAAATGAATTACTTAAAACGTACTCATAATGCATTATTTAAAATAAACGAAAGAATACAAGATATTAATAATAAAATAAAAGGTTTAACTGAGTAATGGCAGCAAAAGTAAAAGCAGCTTCATCTACTACTAAAGTAGAAAAAATTAAGGTAAAAAGACCTGGTGTTCACGCTAAATGTAAAACATCAAAATTGAAAAGTTCTAAGAACTATAAAAAATTATACAGAGGACAAGGTAAATAAAAATATTTATACACATGACAGTTCAAAACTTATACACACAATACCTAGATGGTAAGATAACTAAACAAAAGTTTCTTTACGAGGTACGTAGAGATCAAAATCTTACCATGATATCACCTAACAACTCATTTGATGATGTTGTTAAGATATTAAAAAACAAATCTATAATCTCAGAAAAAGCTTCTAAGGAATCTACAGGAAAACAAGAAGTAGATATTATAGCTAAAACTATTGATATGGTTAACCCATATGAATATGCTAAAGGTATGAAACTTGAACTTGACATGATTGATGTTCCTACCAGAACTGATTTAACTGAAGAAGAAGTACTTAAAGCTCAGAAAAAAGTATTAGCTAATTTAACTAAAAATCCTTCTTATTATACTGAAAAAATGTATGGTAAAGTTAAATTCGATGGTGATGATACTGTTGAAATTAACAAAAAATCAATTGATGCCCTAGATAAAGGTAAAAAAAACGTTATTAGAGAAGGAGTAGATACTAAAACTAGATTTGATGTAACTCTTAGAAATGGTAAACATTTTTCTGGAGTAACATTTATTAATAAAAATTCATTTAATACACCTAATGGTGGAACTTATATTAACCAAGATATTGAAAAAGTAACCCCTTCAGATAATCAATTAGGAGAAGAAACTCCTACAAAACCAGGTTATCATGCTGATGGTACTCCAAAATCTAATGAAGAGATGAGTGATGACGAACGTGAAGCATTTTACAACGACTCAGATTTTATAAACGAAAGTTACAATCCCTTCCCAATGAATGAAAAACAAGAAGCAGTATTACAAAGATATGCTGAATCAACAGGTATTCCTTTAGATAATCTTAAAAACATGGTTGCTGAAGCTAAATCCAAAAAAAAACAATCTAGTGAACCTGTAATGGAAATGGATGAATTTGAAGGTGGAACCGAAGCCTTTGAAGACGATAATGAACCACACGAACTACATATTTTATTATCTCAATTAGCTAAAAATGCTATTGAATTAGCTAAAGATCTAAGAGAACTTGAAGCTGAAGGAGTTGATAATTTACCACAATGGTTCCAAGCTAAAATTATTATAGCAAAAAATTATATAGAAGGAGCTAGAGAATATTTAGAAGGAGAAATGGGTAATGAATTAGATGAAGGCGAAACTGCTAAAACTAATGATGCTACTCACAACGCTGCTGTATTACAACAAATAAACCAAGTACCTAACGCAGGAGCTAAAGCAGAATTAACAAAAGCATTTAACTCAGGGCAAGCAATAAACATTTAATATGAGCAAATCACTATTAATAGAATACGCTTTATTTACACCTAAATCTGCAGTACTAACTGAAGGTAAAGGTGATAGAAACTTAGTAGTTCAAGGTGTTATTCAAAGAGCAGATGCTAAAAACCAAAACGGTAGAATTTATCCTAAAGATATTTTAGCTCGTGAAGTTGAAAAATACATTGAAGGACCTGTTGCTGAAAACAGAGCATTAGGTGAACTAGATCACCCTGAATCAATGGTTATTAACCTTAAAAATGTATCTCACAACATCAAACAATTATGGTGGGAAGGAGATGATTTAATGGGTAAAGTAGAAGTATTACCAACTCCATCAGGTAACATCTTAAAAGAACTTTTTATAAACAAAATTACAGTAGGTATTTCTTCTCGTGGTATGGGTTCAGTTAAACCTTTAGATGAGGGTACTGTAGAAGTGCAGGACGATCTAGAATTATTATGTTGGGATTTTGTAAGTACTCCATCTACACAAGGTGCCTTTATGAGACCTGTGGGTTTATCTGAAAGTTATAATCCTCTAGATGTTAATTCCTCAAAGTATTCTAAAGTAAACACTTTAATATCTGATATAATTTGCTCTCAAAGTGGAGTTTGCTGTATAAGATAATATTCATAGATTCCTAAAAACTTATTTGGGTTTTGCCTCTTTCTCAATATTTATTGACGGAGCAAAACCTAAAATTTATGGAAACCAAAATATGCCCTACTTGTAAAGTAGAAAAAATTCTAGAAAATTATAATAAAAATAAAAACCGTAAAGACGGTTTACAACGTGAATGTAAAGAATGTTGTCATTCTCATCATAATAAACATTACCATACTAAAAAATCTCCTCGCTTAAAAGAGGATTTAAAAGAAGGGTATAAAGTATGTACTACTTGCAATCAAGAGCTTTTATTAATAAATTTTACTACTCAAAAGGCTGGAAGATTTGGAGTAAATAGTACATGTAAAGTTTGTTTTAATTTAGACTGGAATGAATATCAAAAAAGAACCGGTCAAAATAATGCCTATAATAAACATCGTAAAGCAACTGACCCTCAATTTAAGCTTAAAACACTATTAAGAGGTAGATTACTTGATGCTTTAAAACGTCATACTAAAGGAGGTAAAGTAAATAAAACCCATTCAGCTATAATTTTAATAGGTTGTACAATTGATAAATATAAAACTTATCTAGAAAAACAATTTAAACCTGATATGAGTTGGGATAATCATGGGGTTGTATGGGAAATTGATCATATAATACCTTGCTCTAAATTTGATTTAACTAACCCTATACAACAAAGTAAATGTTTTAATTATAAAAATACTCAACCTTTATATAAATCTGAAAATAGAAGTAAAGGAAATAGATAATTATAATATTTATTATAAAGTATAAAACATGGAAAATTTTGACTTTAAAAAATACATTGCTGAAGGTAAATTATTGACTGAGAATGAATCTATTACTATAACTAAAATAGAAAAAGGTAGAGATACAGGTATGGCATTTGGTGCAATAGGCGCAGGGTATACTATAACATTATCTAATAATAAAATTGTTGATTCTGATGATGAGGATTTATTAGATAGATATTCTGAACTTAGACAAGATGGCAGAAAAAATTTAGACCAGTTAAATAAGATATTAGTTGGTAAGCCATGGGATATGGAATATTAGATAAAAATACTCTCCCGATTTTACAAGTCTATTGTAAAAGACTAATGCACTCCCTAAAAAGAGTGCATTTTTTATTTCTCTTATATATTTATAGCCGTCTTATGATAGATTATCCCAATATAATCTCCCTCACAATAAAAAAATTCTATATTACTTCCTAATAAGTAATCAAACAATCACAAAAATATTATGGCAAACGAAAACACTAAAATCTTTAGTGAAGCAATCGCTGAAGCAAAGGCTATTAGAGAAACAGCTATGGTTAATGCAAAACTTGCTCTAGAAGAAGCTTTCGCTCCTCGTATTCAAGAAATGATGAATGAAAAATTATCATCAATGTATGAAGACGAAGATTTGGAAGAAGATGATCATACTAAAAATGGTATGGCACCTGAAGATCAAACAGATTCAATGGAAGAAATTTCATTAGAAGAACTTTTAGCAGAACTAGAAGATCTAGAAGAAAACGAAATGGAAGAAGGTACTAGTTACTCAGAAAAAGACGGAACAGTAGATCCAGGAGTAAACGATCCTTACGAAAAATCAACTAAATTCGTAGACCCAGGAGTAAACGATCCTTACGAACAATCATTAGAAGAAGCTGAAGACAAAGACACAGTAACTGAAATTACAGTTAAAGATTTAAAAGATATCTTTAGAGATGTAGTAGCAGATTTACTAGGTGGTCCAGAAAGCGAAGAAAATGATGAAGATGAAGGTGAACCAGGTCACGAAGAAGGAGAAACTCCTGAAGAAGAAGCTGGTGAAGGTGAAGAAAAAGAACTAAGTTTAGAAGAAATCTTAGCTGAACTTGAAGAAGATATGGATCCTTCAGAAATGGTAAGTGAAGAACAAACTGAGGAACTTGAAGAAGCAATGAATACAATTGCTCAATTACGTTCTGAACTAAACGAAGTTAATCTTTTGAATTCAAAATTACTTTACGTTAACAAGTTGTTTAAATCTAAAAACTTAACAGAAGCTCAAAAAGTAAAAGTAATTAACGCTTTTGATAGAGCTGAAACAGTTAAAGAGTCTAAAAACATCTATGAAACATTACAAGAATCATTAACATCTATGACTTCAACTTCTAACGCTAAGTCTCAAATCAAAGAATCTCTTTCATTTGCTTCTAAACCAGCTGGAGTTGCTGACAGAAAACCAATCGTTGAAAACAACGATTTTGTAGCAAGAATGCAAAAACTTGCAGGAATTATTTAAAAACATTAAAACAACAAAAATCTAAAATTACATTATTATGTCAAACATGATTAATTCATTATTAGAGACTGCTAACCCTTACCAATCATTGCAGAAAGATACTGCTAGATTGGCTGGAAAATGGGCTAAATCAGGTCTTTTAGAAGGTATTTCTAACGAAACAGATAAGTCTAACATGGCTCTTATCTTAGAAAACCAAGCAAAACAATTAGTAGTAGAATCTTCTGCTACAGGAACAGGTGGTACTTTTACCGCTGGTACAGGTGAGCAATACGCTGCAGTAGCATTACCATTAGTACGTAAAGTATTTGGTCAATTAGCTGCTAAAGAATTCGTTTCTGTTCAACCAATGAGCTTACCAGCTGGTTTAGTATTCTTCTTAGATTTCCAATATGGAACTTTAACTGATCCACTTTCTAACGTAGCAGGTCAAAACTCACTTTATGGTAACCAAACAGCTAACTTCGGTAACGATAGAGCAGGTGGTTTATATGGTGCTGGTAGATTTGGATACTCAATCAACCAATTCTCAGCTTCTACTTTAACTGCTGTAACTTCAAACGGTTCAACTTTAGCAACTAATACATACGCTACTGCTTCATGGCCTAACGTATATTTTGATGCTGATTTATCTGCTTCTGTAGCTGCTGGTAACATTAAAGCTGTAACAGTTCCTACTTCATCTATTCCTAATTTTGATCCAAACGGAATCAGAGCATTTGTATTCCAATCATCTTCTGCTTTTGTTAATGCTAATGCATTACCACAATTTACTCAATTAGAGTTAGTAAGTGGAAATATTACTTTCTTCTTTACTGCTTCTCAAGCTATTTTAGCTGCTTCTTCTACACCAACTGCTATTCTTTATAACAAAGGTACTAAAGATAACGCAAGAGGTGATTTCGAAGATGCTGCAGGTGGTGGATATCCAAACAATGACTCTTCAACAGCAATCTCTATTCCAGAGATTAACGTTCAAATGAGATCAGAAGCTATTGTTGCTAAAACACGTAAGTTAAAAGCACAATGGACTCCAGAGTTCTCTCAAGACCTTAACGCATTCCACTCACTTGATGCTGAAGCTGAATTAACTTCTATCTTATCAGAGTACATCTCATTAGAGATTGATCTTGAAATTTTAGATATGTTGATCCAAAACGTTCCAACAAACCAAGTTGAATACTGGTCTGCAAAAGTAGGTAGTTCAGTACAAAATGGTAACTACGTTTCTGGTAGTACATCAGGTGTTTACTACACTCAAATGTCTTGGTTCCAAACTTTAGGAATTAAATTGCAAAAAATCTCTAACATCATCCACCAAAGAACTTTAAGAGGTGGTGCTAACTTCATCGTTGTTTCTCCAACAGTTGCTACAGTATTAGAATCTATCCCTGGATTTGCTGCTGATACAGATGGTGATTCAGCTAAAATGACTTATGCATTTGGTGTTCAGAAAATTGGTTCATTAAACTCTAGATATAAAGTTTACAAAAATCCTTACATGTTAGAGAACACTATCTTGATGGGATTCAGAGGTAACCAATTCTTAGAATCAGGTGCTGTTTATGCTCCATATGTTCCACTTATCATGACTCCATTAGTGTACGATCCTAATACTTTCACACCAAGGAAAGGTATCATGACTCGTTACGCTAAGAAAATGGTAAGACCAGAATTCTATGGTAAAGTATTAGTTGCTGATACTAACATTATCTAAGAATAACGATTCTTAATATAAAGAAGCCTAGCGAAAGCTAGGCTTTTTTTATTATATTTATGTTAAACTAAACGTTACTAATATGGCTTCAAACCACCACACTGATGAGGTTTTTACTCAAAAAAGAAAACCTAAAAACCCAATTAAGTTCCAACTCCAACTTAATGAAGAACAAAAACAAGCAAAAGCACTTATTATTGAAAATCCAGTTGTCGTTCTAAAAGGAATGGCAGGTTCAGGAAAAACACTAGTAGCGGTACAAGCAGCTCTAGATATGCTTTTCAGTAAAGAAGTAGAAAAAATTGTTATAACAAGACCAACTGTAGCCAAAGAAGATTTAGGATTCCTTCCAGGTGATTTAAAGGAAAAAATGGATCCTTGGTTAGCACCAATCTATCATAACTTATACATGTTATATGGTAAAGATAAGGTAGATAGAGAAATAGAGCAAGGTAATATTGAAATTGTACCATTTGCTTTTATGAGAGGTAGAACATTTGTTGATTCATTTGTTATTGTAGATGAAGCACAAAACGTTACTCACGATCAAATGGAAACTGTTTTAGGAAGACTTGGTAAAGGATCTAAAATGGTTATTTGTGGAGATTTAGCTCAAATAGATTTAAAAACCAAAAAGGATACTGGGTTTTCATTTTTAACAAGAATAGAAGAACAAGTAAAAGGGTTTAGAGTATTTGCTCTACAAGCCAATCATAGACATGATATAGTATCTCCTATACTAAAAGTATACCAAGACTTCAGAGATTAAAATATTTATATCAAATAATACACTATGGCAAATTCACAAGTCTGGTCAGGAACAGCAACTTTTACAACAGGATCAACTCCTTTTGGTTTTTATGATACCGATACTCAATTTCAAACAGATGCTGTAAAAGTAGCAAAATTCTGTGCTCAAAGATTAGGATACCCTTCAATGGATGTTGAAATGGGTGATGTTGAATTTTTTACTTGTTTTGAAGAAGCTGTAACAACTTACGGAAATGAACTTTACCTATATCAAATTAGAAATAACTTCTTATCATTAGAAGCTAATTCAACTCAAGTTACTCTTAATGATAAAGTTATTAACCCTTCATTAGGTAATTTAATTAGAATGGCTGCTGATTATGGTAGTGAAGCAGGAGTAGGTGGTCATACTGCTTATTATACTGGTTCTATAGATATGCAAGCAGGTGTACAGGATTATGATTTAAAGGCATGGGCTTCATCATCAGGAGTAATAACTGGAAGTGATTCAATTGAAATAAAAGCAGTTTATTATGAAAATGCTCCTGCTATTGTAAGATATTTTGACCCTTATGCTGGAACAGGATACGGATCACAACAATTATTAGACGCATTTGGATTTGGTAATCAATCTCCTGCTATTAACTTTATGTTAATGCCTCTTAATTATGATATTGCAACAATTCAAGCAATTGAATTGAATGATCAAATTAGAAGATCAGCATTTTCATTTAACATTGTGAATAATAAATTAAAAATATTCCCAGTCCCAAATGTTGCTAAAAAATTATTTTTTGAATATATTAAAGTCTCAGAAAGAGATAGTGTGATAGCTACTACAGGACCTGGATCAGGAGCCAATTTAATTACTGATATATCAAATGTACCTTATACAAATCCAACTTATACACATATAAATGCTCCGGGTAGGTATTGGATATTTGAATATACATTAGCATTAGCAACCGAAACTTTAGCATTTATTAGAGGTAAATATACCCAAGTACCTATACCAGGTGCAGAAGTAACGTTAAATCAGGCCGATTTACTATCTAAAGCTAGAGATTTACAAACGGCGTTAATTGATAAATTACGTACCGATTTAGACGAGGCTTCACGTAGAACTCAATTACAAAGAAAAGCAGACGAAAACGATGCAATGGCTAGAACCATGCAACAGGTTCCAATGAACATTTTTATAGGATAATATGGCATATTTTGGACGAAGTCGAGACATAAGCATGTTTACTAACATTAACAATGAATTGTTAAATCAAGTAATAGAACAAAAAGTTGGTTTTTATCAATGCATTTTGGACGAAACTGATCATAACATTTATGGTGAAAGTTTACATAAAAAATATATTGGACCTGTATTATTATCTTGTTTATTAGAAAGAGGTGATACAGAACCTGTAACTGATGAATTTGGAATGGATTTTACAAGAAAACTAGTTGTAAGATTTTTTCAACCACATTTAATAGCAGCAAATGCTAATCCTGAAGTAGGTGATATAATTTTATGGAATGAAGATTACTATGAAATTAATAATGTAAATGAAAATCAATTAGTAGTAGGTAAAGATCCATTATACGCTTATACAAGTGATGATTATGTTCCTGATGCAGGTACTAGTTTATCAATTATAGTAGAATGTTTCTATACCCACCCAGAAAAAGTTAACATTAGAGAAAATAGATTCCCAGGTGATCCTGGTTCAATGGTAGTATAATTATGCAAACTAAACCACGTCCTTTAAATACTAGAGAGTTTTTAACAACTCTTTCAGAGCCCTACCAAGAACCGGAGAAGGTTATACAACCTTATGATAATCCTAACTCTAAGGCTTCATTAGATGCGCAACCTGGTCAACCCGAATTTAATAGAGCATCTCAAATTTCTTTAAAAGATGATAATCATGCTACTATTAATTTAGGATTACAAGAGCATGATGATGCCGTATTATATTACTTAGAAAATGTAATTAGACCTACCGTAACTCACAACGAAAGACAAATACCTGTTCCAATTATATATGGTTCGCCGGAAAGGTGGAAGTCGATTCAATACGACGGGTTTTATCGTGATAAAAACGGTAAAACAATGGCTCCACTAATTATGTTTAAAAGAGAATCATTTGAAAAAAATAGAACTTTAGGTAATAAATTAGATGGTAATGTAGTTCATAATGTTCAATATTTTGAAAAAAATTATTCACAAAGAAACGTTTATGACAATTTTGGAGTTTTAAACAATCAAAAACCCCAAAAAGAATATATGTTAGGAGTCATACCTGACTATATTAATATAACATATAAATTAGCTATTTTTACTGATTACGTTGAACAAATGAATCAAATCATAGAAGGATTAGAATTTTCTTCAGATTCATATTGGGGTGATCCAGAAAAATTTGTATTTAGAGCTATTATAACTTCATTTCCTACTCCAGTAACATTAGAAAATGCTGTTGATAGAGTAAGTAAAAGTGAAGTTAGTATAACCCTTCAAGGTTATATTATACCTCGTAATATAAATGTTGCAATGGCCGGACCAAATCCAAAATCATACAATGTAACCAAAACAACATTTACAGAAAAAGTACAATAAATAAATGGCTACATTAGTAATTCTTAAAAATAGTAAAGTAGCTGGTGATTCACCAGCTCAATTAGCTCCCGGAGAGTTAGCTATTAATATAGCTGATGGGAAACTTTACTATGGAGATGCTAACAATACAGTACATTTATTAAGTTCAGGAGGTGGAGGTGGTGTAACACAAATAATAGCAGGATCTAATATTTCTATTTCTCCTACTAATGGAACAGGTAGTGTTACTATTAATGCTATAGCTACTAGTACAACTCCAGGTGGTTCTACTCAACAGATTCAATATAATAATGGAGGATCTTTTGGTGGGGTACCTAATTTAATTTGGAATGGATCAACTTTAAGTGCAACTGGTTCATTTTCTGGTAGTTTAATAGGCTCAGCATCATATGCTACAACTGCTAGTTATATAAATGGTGGAACTTTTTAAAAGAAATTTGGTTTCCTGAAAGGGATTTATTATATTAGGATACTATTATATAGTTTAAAATAATGATTAGAACTCCTTTTAATTGGGATAATGCAAATTTTGCTTGGAATGCTAACCCATTTGGTGTATTGCAAAGTTCAAATCCATTCACTTGGGATGATGTAGCATTACTTCAAGAGTTAGCTGGAATGATCCAAGGAGGTGCTGGTGAAGAAGAAATTAACCACCACCTTAAAAAAGAAAAAAAGAAAAAGCAGTTCGTAACTCTTTGGTGTGAAGTGCAAGGTATTGAAACAAAAAGTACAAAAGAAATAAAAGACTTTAAAGTTAAAATTTCTGATGTAGAAATGGTAATTAAAGAAGTATTTAATTCAATTAAAATAGAACTATAATGTATAAATTATTCACTGACAAAACTGAACTTTTCGAGTGTAATGTCAAACTAGAAGGAGCTTCCTTAAAAAGTAGTGTAGCTAGAATAATAATAGAATCAGATGATGTTAATCTATTATTCAATGGTACAATTGATTCTAATGGAAAATGTACTATTCCTATTAAAAAACTAAAAGGATTACTTGGTGAAAACACTAAAGGTAATTTAAAATTAGAAGTAATAGCAGACGATACATATTTCGTGCCATGGTCATCGGATTTTTCGGTTGAAGCAGCGCGTAAAGTGACAGTAGAAGTGAAATCACAGAATGCTGAATTAATAGTAGAATCGGCGCCTAAAGTGCAGGTTTCTAACGTTAAAAATTCAAATCAAGATATACCATTTTCTATACAAGAACATGTTGTTAAATTAGTTTCTTTATTATTAAAAGAAAATATCAAATTAGACAATTTAACTTATAAAAAAGACAAATTAAATAATATTGTAGCAACATATTTACAAGAAAACACAATTAAAGAAACAGAAAAACCCGAATTAATCCAAGGTATTTTAAACAAACTACCAAAATAATAAGTTATGGCATTCCCAGATTTAACAGGTCAAAATATAGAAGCCACCTATCAAAGGGTGGTTCAAACTGACGGTACCCATTATTATGATGGTACCGGATCTTTGTTAAACATAGGAGGAGGAACCATTAATACAGGTTCATTTGCTACAACTGGTTCAAACATTTTTGTAGGTAGTCAAACAATTACTGGTTCCGTAAATGTAACAGGAAGTGTTACCGCTACTTATTTAAATGGAATAGTAGACGGAGGAGTATTTTAAAAAAATATATTTATATTAAAATAAGTAATGAGTATAATAATTACAAGAAATAGTAGCACATCTGGTAGTAAACCATCAACCCTATATCAAGGAGAATTAGCAATTAATGTAACTGATGGTAAATTATATTATGGAAGTGGTTCATCTAATATTGTAAAAGAATTTTCAGGAAGTGGAGGTGGAACCATTAATACAGGTTCATTACTTACTACTGCATCTTTTAATTCATATACTTCTTCTACTACAAGTACATTTGCAGGTACTGCATCTTATGCTATAAGTGCTTCTTGGGCACCAACAGCAGTTTCTTCTTCAAATTCATTAACAGCATCTTATGTTAATCCTTTAAACCAAACTGTTATCATAACAGGATCTTTAAATATAACAGGTTCTACAACACAAATTGGAACTAACAATTTATTTGGAAATACTACACTTTCAGGTTCAATTATAATATCAGGTTCAACATCACCTGCTACTCCAACGGTAAGAATATATGGAGATTTAGATACAAATGGTGTAATAAGATTTGACCCAGTTACTAGAACTATTGATAACTCAATATCTGCTTCATACATATACGCATCAGGATCAACACAGGATTTATATTTTACACAAAACGGACAAGGATACGCCAATACTACTCGTTTAAGATGGTTAGAGGGTAATTTATACACCGGATTACTATCAGGAGGAGTTATTTCTTCAACACCTGGTTCTACAACATTCAATGTATCATCAGGTTCAGGTATTATAGTATCTTTAAATGCCGCTACTGCTTCTGCAGACCCATACCCAACCATCCAATATGTAAAATGGCCAACCTACACAGGATTACCAATTACAAATTCAGGATCAGCTAAAATTACATATTTAAGTATAAATTCAGCAGGTTCGGTAGCACAACAAACAGTTCCAATTGGTAGTACCGATACAACTCAATGGGATACTCAAATTGAACTAGGAGTAGTACTCCATTTATCAGGATCTGTATCAACAGGAGTTTATAATGCACCACAAGTTGCATATGGTTCATCACAAAGAGCAGATGATTTTATTAGAGCATTTGGACCTGTTAAAGTATCAGGCCATACTCTCCAAGCTAGTGGTAGTTCACCAACACTAAGCATTATCAAAGGATCAGGTACAGCTTATAATAATGGAGCAAATTATGTAAATAATCCAAACCATCCATCTGTAGTATCTGATCCAGCAGTTAATACATCTAAAATTTATAGATACTATATATCGGGTTCAACACCGGTTATTGACACAGGAGTTGCAAATGCCGGATACACAGCTATTGATAGTAAAAATTATGTAGACACTACTACAGGAACTCTAACAACTGTAGGTGCGGGCTATTGGTCAATTCAAAGAGTATTTTGGATTCCAAATTCTCCAACAAATGCATTTATCGTATATTACGGTAATGCTAGATACGGTAATTTAGTAGATGCTACAAATGCTAAAGATTCTGAACCTTTTATTGAAGCTCCTAATACTGCTCAAAACGCTATATTTTTAGGGTATATTATTATTCAAGGTGGTGGTTCTGGAACACCTGCTCGTGATTTACTAAATGCTAATGAGGCAACCATAATACAAGGTGGATTATTCAGAAACGTAGGAGGTATAGGATCATCAGGAACCTCTCCAATTGCATCCACATTTGCAGGACTTTCAGACGTATCTGTTGCATCAAGAACTAATGGAGATTTACCAATATATAACGGTTCTCAATGGGCTAATGGAAAAGTATTAACTGGAAACTATTCTGTAAATGGTAATCTTACAGTAACTGGAAGTATAATAGGAACAGCTTCATTAGCAACTACAGCATCCTATACCCAAAATGCGCAAAGTGCTTCTTACGTATTAAATGCAATAAGTGCTTCTCAAGCAACATCAAGTTCTTTCGCAAGTACAGCATCTTATGCTCCAAACTATGTTTTAAATAGCAGTACAAGTTCAATGTTATCCCCATATGTGTTAACGTCTGCTACAAGTTCAATGTCTGTAGCAACCGCTTCATTTGCAGTAACTGCATCTTACGTAACAGGGTCAGTATACAATAGTGCAAACCCTGCCTTATCAGCTTCATATGCTTTAACAGCTTCTTATGCAACACAAGCATTAAGTGCTTCATACGCACCAACAACTCCTGCTTTCCCTTATACCGGATCAGCTATAATAACAGGTTCATTAGTAGTAACAGGATCAGGAACTTTTAAAGGAGTTTTAAACACCTCAGGATTTGATTCAAATGGTAATTTATCTGTAATAGGTACTGACGGTACTTTTGCTGCATCATCAACTTTTACCTTAGGAATAAATGTAGGTAACAATACTCCACCATATCTTATTATGTACAAATCAAACGGAGGTTACGTTGCAACATCGATGCCGTTAGGTGTAATACAATTTAAAGGAGTTGCAGGAAGTACACCAGCTGAAGGAGCTAGAATAACAGCAGTCCCTACAGCAACTTGGGGTTCAACATCCTATCCAACCGCTTTAACATTTAACACAGTTCCTGTAAACACTACCACTCAGCTAGAAAGAATGAGAGTAGATTCAACAGGATATGTTGGTATTGGAGTAACAGCTCCACTATCAACTTTACACGTAGCAGGTACAACACTTTTATCAGGTTCTTTCAACACAGCTACTTCAGGTTCAATCCTAAAAGTAGTAGGGTCAGGTTCAACACAACCAATCTTTACAGTACAAGGATCACAAGGAGAATTATTCTCAGTTACAGATTCATTATCAGGATCTTTATTCTCAGTAAATGATATTTCAGGTTTACCAATACTAGAAGTATTTTCAGATAATACTACTTTAGTAGGAAATTATCAAGCACCTGCTTTAATAACAACTGCTAAAAACGTATTAACAAATTCAGGATCATTTACAGTATATTCTATACCAACAGCATCTTATGATGGTGCATTTTTTGACTACACTGCTAAATCAGGTTCAAATGCAAGAGCAGGACAAATCATGGCAATATGGTCTGGTACTTCAGTAAACTATACAGAAACAACAACAACTGATTTTGGCACAACATCAGGTTTATCACTTAACGTATCAATCTCAGGTTCAAATATGGTATTAACAGGATCAGCTTCTACAACAGCATGGACTATTAAAACAATTGTAAGATCAATATAAGTTATGGCATTTAATTATTCTCCTAAAGTAGTAACTAATGGGTTAGTTCTGTATCTTGATGCAGCTAATACAAAATCATATGTGAGTGGTTCAACTACTTGGAGTGATATTTCTAGAAGTGGAACTAATGGGACATTAACAAATGGACCTACTTTTAATTCTGGAAATGGAGGAAGTATTGTATTTGATGGAGTAGATGATAATGTTGTTTTAGGTAATGTTTTAAATATTGGGTTAAATAGTTGGACACTTTCATGTTGGGTTAAACTAAACACAGGAAGTGGAACTATGGGGATAGTAGGAAAAACATCCCAAAGAAGTTATGTAGGAAGATATGCCATTTGGATTGAAAGTAATTTAATTAATTCAATTTTCCAACCCACTTCTAATTTCACCATAACTACCTCAGTAACTCCCTATGTTGATGGAAGATTTCATAATATTTGCTTAACCATTAATAGAACAGGATTTATGACTTTGTATGTAGATTCATCATCAGTAGGAACTCCTGTAGATGTAAGTTCAACAAGTGGGGTAAATCTAAATGCTTCAACTGATTACTTTTATGTAGGTGCATATGGTAATTCTACAGGACAAACCCCAGCTTTATTTTTAAATGGAAATATAGCACAAACCACAGTATACAACAGAGCACTCACAGCAGCAGAAGTATTACAAAACTATAACGCAACTAGAACAAGATTCGGATTATAATGGCAGGAAGAGTAGCATATTACGGAAATATAGTTAAAGATGGACTTGTATTAGATTTAGATGCAGCTAAAAGAGATTCATACCCTACTACAGGAACAGTATGGAGTGATATTTCTGGGAATAATTACACAGGTTCTCTAACAAATGGACCTACCTTTAGTTCTACAAATTATGGTAGTATTGTATTTGATGGTACAAACGATTATACTGATTGTGGTAATATTTTAAACTTAGCATTTAACAATGCTACAATCACTGCTTGGATAAAAACCACAGCAAACCAGGACTACGCAGCAATAGCAGGAAAACCTTGGTTTGGGAGTAAAGCAGGCAGGTACAGTATACACACCAGAACAGGAGGAGCTTTAGGTATAATAATTCAAGGCTCAGGAAATGTTGAAGCAACTTCAACTACAGGATTAATAAATACAGGAAACTGGGTGCATGTTACAGGAGTAATAAATAGAAGTGCCGGAGTTACTATATACGTTAATAGTAGTCAAGTAGCAACTACTGCTGGAGATACAAGTGCTACTAACTTTTTAACAACTGATAGTTTTACTGTAGGGTATTACAGTAATAATGGAAGTGGATATTTTAATGGAAACATAGCACAAGCCCAAGTATACAACAGAGCATTATCAGCAGCAGAAATACTACAAAACTATAACGCAACAAAAGGAAGATATGGATTATAATAACAGACAATTTATGATATTCAGTACAACTGAATTATCTCAAATCGATTTCACTCAAGTATGTGAAACATCACAAGATACAGTAAGAAAATCTGTAGACGAATCTAAAACATTTGTTAAATGGGATGGAGAACAAATTCCTACTTGTGTAGAAAATTTAACAACAAAAGAAGGACCATACACCTATGAAGAAATATTAGATATTCTTTCAACAGAAGAATGGACTTTACCAATACAATAATATGAGTACAGTAGGAGGAGGAGTAAATATTGTTAGAAATGGATTAGTTCTGTATTTAGATGCTTCCAATACAAAATCCTATGTAAGTGGTTCAACTACTTGGAATGATATTTCTATAGGAGGTAATAACGGAACATTAACCAATGGACCTGGATATGATTCTGCAAATGGAGGTAGTATTGTATTTGATGGTGTAAATGATTATGCAAATTGTGGAACCTCAACATCACTAAATCCTAGTAACATTACATTTTCTGCTTGGGTAAAAAGGACAGCTGCTTGGGGTAGTGGTGCTTGTTTATTTTGGGCAAAAAATGCTGCTGATTATACATCAAATGGATTTTATATTGAACTTTATACTAATGTAACATTTTCAACAAACGTTATTACAAATGGGGCTGCAACCAATTATTTTAAAGATTCTGTAAATTCAAATACTAGTTTTCCTTTAAACACTTGGACACATTTTTCATTTACCTTAAACGGAAGCACACCTGCTATGTACTTTAATGGAAATCCATCATCATTAACTATTTTAGGAACTAATGCAATAACATCAACATCTGCAACAAAGTATATTTTATGGAACTCTTATACATACTATACTGCTGCTAATATAGCACAAGTTACAATGTACAACAGAGCACTATCAGCAGCAGAAGTCTTACAAAACTACAACGCAACCAAAACCCGTTTTGGTTTATAAAGAAACAAATCATATATTTATAATAGTATAACCTGGAAAGTGAAAGGTAAAATATTATGGCAAACGAATTTAGAATAAAGAATGGTCTTATTGTAGACCAGGGTACTTCCCAAATCTCAGGATCATTAAATATAAGCGGATCCACTAACCTCTCAGGATCACTATATGTAAATACCCCAAACCAAACAATGGGGCAATTTGTTGGTAACCAAAATGGATATGTAGAGTTTTCGGTTAGAAATACAAACACAGGAATATCAGCATCAGGAGATATAGCAGTATATGCAGACAACGGAACCGCTCTGAATAACTATATTGATATGGGTATCAATAACAGTGGAATGTCTCCTACATACTATTATGGTGGTACAGATTTTGGTGATGCTTTAGATGCTTATTTATATAATGTAGGAGGAAATTTAAGAATTGGTAATGCAACTTCTCAAGCACCTTACTCACAATCTTTATACCTATTTTCAAACCCAACAGCTACCCCAAACATTTGGATTACTGGTTCACAAGTAGCAATAGGTAAATCATCAGGTTCAATTAATGGAACTTTTGATGTAAATGGAAATACTATTATAACAGGATCATTAAATGTATCAAATGGTATAACAGGTTCACATTTTGGAACTTCATCTTATTCTACACAAGCATTGAGTGCTTCATGGGCACCTTACCAAACATCAGCTTCGTACGCATCTACAGCATCATATGCCCCAAGCTATGTCTTGAATAGTAGTACAAGTTCGATGCTATCACCATATGTACTTACTTCAAGTACAGGTTCGATGACTGTATTAAGCTCCTCATTTGCTATAAGCTCTTCAAGATCAATATCAAGTTCTTACGCTTTATCAGCATCCTATGCTCCATCTTCACCAGCTTTTCCTTACACAGGTTCAGCACAAATAACAGGTTCATTAGGAGTAACAGGATCATTAACAGTATCAGGTTCAATTTTTTCAACAGCAGATGCTACAATAAGTAATATGACTGTTGGTAGAGGAGCAGCAAATATTACAAGTAATACTGTAGTAGGAAATAACTCATTAACAAATAATACAACAGGTTATTCTAACGTAGCAGTAGGACTTAATGCGTTAACAAAAAATACAACAGGTTATTCTAACGTAGCAGTAGGACCTTCTACTTTATCTCAAAATACAATAGGTAATTTTAACACAGCATTAGGAGATTCAGCTTTAGCAAATAGTGTAGGAGGAGATAATAATATAGCAATTGGGTACTTTCCTTTAGTAAATACTGTAGGAGGATCATGTAATATAGCAATAGGATTCAATGCAGGAGCAGGTATCATAGATAATAACTTCAACACACTTATAGGGTATAATACAGGGCTGTACATTACTACAGGAGAAAGTAACATACTAATAGGAGATGAAAACAGATACTCACCAGACGGTACTGCATTTAATGGCTCACGTACTCTAAGTATATCTAAAGCAGATAATGATTATGGATTAGGACTACCACATATATGGGCACCAACTAATAGCAGTGCTGGTATCGGAGCTAATCAATCAATAATTTCAGTACAGGTAATTTCATATAGTTCAATGTTTGTAGAATATACCATTGAAGATGAAAATGGAAGTTTAAGAGCAGGGTATATAAAAAGTATTTGGAACTCAGATGGTTCTAGTATAAAATGGACAGAAGATACAACCGACAGTATTGGTAATACCTCAAATTACATCTTTGACATGTATTACGACTCGGGCAATGAAGTAATTACCTTAAGATTAACAAATAACAGTGGAGATTACCGTGTATATATTAATGTAACATCAAGATTATTAGGTAGACCTTATCACCCTTAACAGTTAAAAATATAAAATATGCCAGCAGCATCATCACCATGGGTATCAACATTTGATAAAACAAGCCACTTAACACAAGGATGGAGTCCTAAAATAATCTACAATTTTCAATATCCTGGAGGAGTTAGTGTAGTAGATAACGATAATGTATTTAATGCAATATCTAATTTTGGAGATAACTATAAAGGCTCTAATGTTTTTCCTGCAAACTATTTTACAGAAACAGTAGATAATGATGGAAAGTGTTTAAGGATAACAATGTATTTTTATAGAGCATTAGACGGCACTGATATAAGTATGGCAACTCAGTTATATGATTTAAACAACGAAGATTACTACGGTGTTGATCTAGACAGGAGTGTTTCAACTAGTACAGACGGTGGTAATACCCTAGTAAAGTACGAATGCTACCTAACCCAGTACTATGCCGATAGAGATGGGCCATACGTACAAATGGTAGGAAGTATAATGTATTCTCCATTTGGCAATGGATCAAATATGAGTATGGGATCATTTAGAGCTTCTAGATCAATGACTTACGGAGTAACAGGGCCAACAGATTTTAGAATTGTAAATACAGCTGGTACCGATATGCAAGTAGTTAGTGTTATGATAGAAGAAATAGGATAAAATTATATCTTCTTAATATTTATTATAAAATAATTACACCTAAATGGCTACAATAAGTACTTCAGGAATATCCACTCAACAAATAATTCGTTCAGAACATTTATTACGTATAATAAATGCATTAAACGGAACTAACGCAAATGATATAGTAATAGCAGGAACTCTAAATAATGGAAGTGGAAATACTGTCATAAGTGGGTCTCATGCTGAAGGATATCATGTAACAGCCTCAGGAAATTATTCACATGCAGAAGGATACCAAACTCTTTCATTAGGAGCCTACTCACATGCTGAAGGGTATTATGTAACATCCTCAGGTAATTATTCACATGCAGAAGGAGCTCTTGCATATGCTAGCGGTAATTACTCACACGCCGAAGGAGCAACTAACATAGCTATAGGAGAATCATCCCACGCTGAAGGTAAAGGAACAATATCACAAGGTGATAACTCACATGCTGAAGGAAATTCTACACTTTCTATAGGAATTGGTTCACATGCTGAAGGACAATACACTTCAGCTTCAGGATTCTCATCACATGCTGAAGGAATATTAACTTTTGCATCAGGAAATTATTCACATGCTGAAGGAAGATCTACAACCTCTTCAGGATCGTATTCACATGCTGAAGGGTATTTAACAATAGCAGCAGGAGATATTTCCCATGCTGAAGGATATCAATCAATTGCAATAGGAGCAGCAGCACATTCTGAAGGATATTTTACAACAGCATCTGGAAATTATTCACATGCTGAAGGTTATTATACAATAGCCTCAGGATTATACCAACATGTACAAGGACAATATAATATATCCTCTACAGCACAATCAGCTTGGATAATAGGAAATGGTAGTTCAACCGGAAGTAGATCAAATCTTGCATTTGCTTCAGGATCACAATTTCAAGTAACCGGATCTTTACAAGTATCTGGATCAAATACTTTAATAGGAATTAAAACTATTACAGGATCTGTTTTTATAACAGGTTCTAAAACCGTAATAGGAACAAATACTATAACTGGTTCTTTAAATGTAACAGGATCAGTAACTATAAACAATATATTAATATTAACACCTACAAGTTCATTACCATCAGGACAACCAACAGGATCATTTGTGGTATCAGGTTCGGGTGCTAACTGTAAACCATATTTTTACAACGGTTCAACTTGGACCCCTTTATTCTAAAATAAACAATAAAACAACGTTATGATTAAACCAACTAAGTTACAAGACACAGAATTACAAGAATTAAAAGATTTTCAAACTACATCAGAAAATCTAATAGCACAATTAGGTCAATTAGGTTTTAAAAAATTGCAACTTGAAAAAGAAGAACAATTTTTAAAAAAACAATACGATCAAATTACATCTGCTGAAGTTGAATTAAGTAAAAAACTTAAAGAAACCTATGGAGATGTTTCAATCAACCTACAAACAGGTGAGATAACGTATCCCTAAAATATAGGTTTTGAGCCTTCTTGTAATATTTATTATCAAATGATTAACATTAAAAACTAAATAAAACAAAATGGCTGAAACTTTATTATCTCCAGGCGTTCTAACTAGAGAAAATGACCAATCCCAAATTACACAAGGCCCTATTACTGCGGGAGCAGCTATTATAGGACCAACTGTATTAGGTCCTGTTAGAATTCCAACTTTAGTTACTTCTTATAGTGACTATTTAAATAAATTCGGTGGTTCTTTCATTAGTGGAGGAGCTTCTTATGAGTACTTGACCTCAATCTCTGCTTACAATTATTTCCAACAAGGTGGAACTACTTTATTAGTAACTAGAGCAGTAAGTGGTACATTTGCTCCTGCAACTTCTAGCATACTTTCATCAGGTTCTGCAACTTGCTTTACACTTCAAACCTTAGCTCAAGGAGTTATAATGAACAGTACAGGTTCAGAAACTTCTAGTTCATTAGCTAGTGGTTCTTCAACCAATATTAGATGGGAAGTTGTAAACTCAAATACAAGTAGTGGTACATTTGATTTAGTAATCAGAAGAGGAAATGATAATGCTAATTCTAAAGTAATTTTAGAACAATGGTTAGGATTATCTTTAGATCCAAACTCTCCAAAATTCATCTCAGCTGTAATTGGTAACCAAACAGTTACTACTGATAACGGATATACTCAAATTTCAGGAGATTATACTAATAAATCAAGATACGTAATAGTAAGTTCAGTTTCTCAAACAACTCCAAATTATTTGGATAATAATAGCTTGCCAGTTTCTGCTTATACATCTTCTATCCCTGTAGTAGCTAGTGGATCATTTGGTGGTGGTGCTGGAATCAACTGCGCTGTTTATGGTTTATCAAACGATAACTATACTTCATCAATTTCTTTATTAAACAATAAAGACGAATTTAAATTTAATATAATCACAACTCCAGGTGTAACAGCTACAGCAGGAAACGCAGTTATTACTTCATTAACAAACTTAGCAGTTAATAGAGGTGATTGTATTGCAATTGTTGATATGTCTGCTCTTGGAGATAGTGTAAACACTGTAATATCTAATGCTACTACAATTGATAGTTCATATGCTGCAACTTATTACCCATGGGTTCAAATTAGCGCTCCTAATACAGGAAAATTAACATGGGTTCCACCATCAACAATTATGCCAAGTGTTTACGCTTATAACGATAGAGTAGGTGCTCCATGGTTTGCTCCTGCAGGATTTACAAGAGGTGGATTAAGTGTAATTCAAGCTGAAAGAAAATTAGCTCCATCTGATAGAGATGCATTATACGCTGGTAAAGTTAACTCATTAGCTACATTCCCTGGTCAAGGTGTTGTTGCTTATGGACAAAAAACATTACAGAAAAAAGCATCTGCTTTAGATAGAGTAAATGTAAGAAGATTATTGATTGAATTAAAATCATATATTGGTCAAGTTGGTAACGGATTAGTTTTTGAACAAAATACAACCGCTACAAGAAACAGATTCTTAAGACAAGTAAACCCATATTTAGAATCAGTTCAACAAAGACAAGGTTTATACTCTTATAAAGTAGTAATGGATGAAACAAATAACACTGCTGATGTAATTGATAGAAATCAATTATTAGGTCAAATTTGGCTTCAACCAACTAAAACTGCTGAGTTCATTATATTAGACTTTAATGTTACACCAACAGGTGCTACTTTCGCATAAAGATAATTAGGAATTGAAGCCCTAAATAAAAGGGCTTCTTTCCCTAATATTTATCATAAACAGATAATAATAAAATAATACACAAAATATAACATGGCAGTATTAAACCCAAACGAAATAATGTTCACTGCATTTGAACCTAAAGTAGCAAATAGATTCATAATGTACATTGAAGGAATCCCAGCTTACATGGTTAAAAAAGCTTCAGCTCCAGGATTTGATGCAGGTGAAATCGTACTAGATCACATTAACGTTTACCGTAAAATTAAAGGTAAAGTAAAATGGAATGATATGACACTAGCATTGTATGATCCAATTGCTCCTGCAGGATCTCAAGCAGTAATGGAATGGATGCGTTTATCTCACGAATCTGTAACAGGTAGAGATGGATACTCAGATTTCTATAAAAAAGATATTACAATGAACATTCTAGGTCCAGTAGGTGACGTAGTTGGTGAATGGATTATAAAAGGTGCATTCATTAAATCATCAACATTTGGAGACTATGATTGGTCACAAGGTGAATCAGCAGCTGAAATCGGTATGACTTTAGCAATGGATTATTGCATCTTGAACTTCTAATACAAGTTTAAAAATAATAAAAAAGAACCCACCATTTTGGTGGGTTTCTTTATTTTTACTATATTTATATATAAACACAAATAAAATTTATGGACAATCAAGTTACAAAACCAAAATTTCCTACGGAAATTGTAGAATTACCCTCAAAAGGTTTACTTTACCCAAAAGACAATCCTCTTTCAAGCGGTCAAATTGAAATGAAATATATGACAGCTAGAGAAGAAGATATCTTAACTAACTCTAATTATATCCAATCAGGAGTAGTATTAGATAAATTATTGGAATCATTAATTGTTTCTAAAATAGATCTAAAAGATATGATAATTGGAGATAAAAATGCTATTTTAATTGCTTCTCGTATTTTAGGATATGGTCAAGATTATGAATTTGAAGTTAATGGTAAACAATATAAAGTAGATTTAACTACTTTAAAAGATAAAGAATTACCAGAAGATGTAGACTATACTAAAGGTAATGAATTTTACTACACTTTACCTGCTTCAGGAGTTGAAGTTGGATTTAAAATCTTAACTCATGGTGATGAAGCTGCTGTTGAAGCTGAATTAAAAGGATTAAAAAAATTATATCCAAACGGTGGTTTACCTGAAGTCTCAACTCGTTTAAAATATTCCATAATTTCAGTAGGAGGAAATACTGATAGAAAAGTTATTAGAGAATTTATTGATAATGAATTATTAGCAAGAGATGCAAGATCATTACGTCAAGAAGTAAAACGTATCGCTCCAGATGTAGATTTAATTACAAAAGATGATGAAGGGGAGGACATCGCTATACCCATTAGCCTTAACTTTTTTTGGCCTGACTTCAACCTATAGATTAAATTTATTTGCCCAAATACATGAGATAGTATTTCATGGTAAGGGGGGATATGATTGGAATACTATTTATGAAATGCCTATTTGGCTTAGAATATTTACTTTTAATAAATTAAAAGAATGGTATGATAAAGAACAGGAACAAGCTGATGCCCAAAACAATCAATTAACTAATAAAAATGCTGCTCAAATAGCTAGACCTAACATACCCCAAGCAAATTCATATAACGCTAAAGTGCCTACTAAAAAGTAGGCATTTTTTGTCTCTTACATATTTATATTATATACTAAGATAATATGGCAGCCCCAGATCCTAAAGATTTACCAAAATACAGAAAAGACCTAGAAGATATAGCTAAATATACTGAAGAAGCCTTTCGTACAGTTGCCGATAATGTATCTCAAACCTTTAAAGACGCTTTAGCCCAAGGGCAATCAGTATCCAAATCTTTTGGAAATGATATAAAAAACAATATGAATTCATTAGCTCGTATAGCTACTGATAATATTGCTAATCAAGAAAAACTTAAAAAAGGTTTATTAACCCAACAAAGTATTCAAAAACAAATTGAAACTCGTGAAGCTAAAATTTTAGCTATACAAAATAGTATAGAAGCTTCTAAATTAGCTGGAATAAAAATAAGTAAACAACTTTTAGAAGATTTAGAAAGATCTAAAGATTTAAATGAAATTTACATAGGTCAATTAAAGCAACAACAAAAATTAGTTAAAGATACTGAAGATTCCGTAAATAAACAATTAGGTATATTTCCTAAATTGTTAGGTGGTTTAGATGCTGCTATGAAAAAATTGGGTCTTCCAAACTTTGGATTTGATGATGCCCTAAAGAAAACCCAAGCTATGGGTCAGGCCGCTAAAGCTAATGGGGAAGAATTTAATGCTACTAAAGCTTATATAGGTAATATTAAAGATAATTTAAAAGAATCTTTTAGTTCTGCTAATTTACTACAAACTGCTTTTGTAATAGCAGCAAAAACCTTCTTAGATTTAGATGATTCTATAGGTACTACTGCTAAACAATTAGGAGTTTCTTATAATACTGCTGCCGGACTAAGTCAAGAATTTAATAATATTGCCAATTCCACAGGAAATATATTTGTTACCACAAAAGGTATAAATGAATCCTTTAACCAAATTAATGCTGCTTTAGGTACTAATGGTAAAATTAATAGTGAAATTTTAGTTACCCAAACCGAATTAGTAAAACAAGCAGGTTATAGTGTTGAAGCAGCTACAGCTATTTCTAAATTATCATTAGCTACAGGTAAACCTGCTAAAGAAATAACAACTCAATTTTTAGGTCAAGCTAAAGCATTAAATTTAGTTAATGGTACTGCTATTAATGAAAAACAATTATTAGAAGAAGTATCTAAAACCTCAAAAGCTATCTTAATCACATTTGCTGATCAACCTGGAGCATTAGCTGCAGCAGCCTATGAAGTTAAAAAATTAGGTTTATCTTTAGATCAAATAAAAGGAATTCAAGATAGTTTATTAAACGTTGAGTCTTCTATTTCTAATGAATTTGAAGCTGAAGTATTAACTGGTAAACAATTAAACCTAGAAAGAGCAAGATACTACGCTTTAACTAATAATATTACAGGTTTAGCTAAAGAATTAGGAAACCAAGGTATTACTCAGGCTAAATTTGCTGGAATGAACGTTATCCAACAAGAAGCTGTAGCTAAAGCAATGGGTATGTCTAGAGATCAAATGGCTGAAATGTTAATGAACCAAACAGCTATTAATAAAATAACTGGGGTTGAAGGAGCTACTGCTAAAGAAAGATATAATAATGCTGTTAAAAAATATGGAGTAGAAAAAGCAAATGCCATGTTAGGAGACGAAACATTAGCAAACCAACTCCAATCAGCTTCTATGCAAGATAGATTTAATGCTTCTATTGAAAAATTAAAAGATTTATTTGTAGGTTTAATAGAACCATTAATGCCTGTATTAGATATGTTTACTAACATATTAGGTGTAGTAGGAATGATATCTCAAGCTTTTCAAACTATTTTTAATTTCTTTGGTGGGATAGGAGAGAGTATATCTAAAATGATGGGACCTTTAGGAACCGTTGGAAAACTTATAAAAGATTTAGCTTATGCTGGGATTATTTGGGCTGCTTATTCAGCATATGCTAGTTTAGCAACTATACCAGTTGCAGGGGTAGCATTAGGTGCTGTAGCTGCTGCAGGTATTACAGCAGCAGGTTTTGGACTTTTAGGTTCAATTAAAGATGGTGTTATCGACCCTAAAAAAGGTCCAATAGTATCTGGTGAATTTGGATCAGTTCAACTACATCCAAACGATCAAATTGTAGCAGGTACTAACCTAATGCCTAATGGAGGAGCATCAAGATCCTCATCAGGAGTAGATTATGAAAGATTAGGAGCTCATATAGCTAATGCAGTATCTAAAGTTCAAGTTCAAACTAATTTAGATGGAGTAGCAGTATCAAGAGGATTACAAGCACCAATGGGTCAAACTACACGTAAAATATAATTTTATAATATTTATTATAAACAAATAAAACACAATAACAATGGGATTACTAACATTATTAAACACAGGAGTAAGTCATTTAGGATATAATGGAACAATAGTTCCTTCCACAGTAAACTCTAACCCTCCAGGGTTTACTCGTCATAATTTATTCTCTACTAATGGTCAACCAAACCAAGCACCTCATATTATAGTAGGAGGAGTATCAGGTTTACAAGCACCACCAAGAACTTATATTCCTTCAACATTAGAAGAAACAGATCCATTAAATACTAGCCACTATAATAGTGCTGCTGGAAATCATTATATGGATCACTTACCAGGATAAAAATAAATAAATGGGATTAATTAATCTTAAAACCAGTCTAAAGTCTCTTACATTTGGGCATGATGTGCAAGGTGGAGGCTCTAGCGGTTTACCCTATATCAAAGCAGGCTTACCTGAGGATTCACCCGCAGGTGAGTATCTTGCTGGTATAGAAAGAACTAGCGCAGATTGGCCATTAAGAGGTGGAGCATACTCAACTATAGCATCTACAACAGATACTGTAAGGATTTCCCGTTTTTTAACTGATTTTCCACGTGGTTCAATTTTTACTGCTAAGCAAGTAGGATTACAAAAATCTAATCCTAATATTGAAACAGGAGGACTTACCTCAAGATTAAATACCCAAACATATAATTTAAATGCTAATTTATTAGCACAAGTTTTATTAGAAGGAGATGGTACTCATATTCCTAGAGCAGGAGCTAATACAAATGAATTAGGACCTGAAGGGCAAAAGAATAAATACGAGTATATTGTATCACATAAAGATACTAATCAAAACCGTTTAGTAGCATTATATGGTACTAAAATTCAACAAGACTCAACTGGAATAGTTGTTAATAGTGCTTTATCAAAATTAGGAATACCTGATGATGAAAACACATTATTTGATTACCCAGGTGGACCTGATTCATTATATGGAGATGGAAATACTTTTATTTCAAGAGTAGTAAATACAAACTCAGCTTTAAATACTCCTGATAAAGGAGAAATTAATTATTTAGATACTTTAGGAGTAACAGATTATATTAAAGTTAATAAAATTGCAGGATTAAGTGGTGGGGTTTATAAACCTAAAAAAAATCCATTTTCCTCTACAGCTCAAACTTTCCCACCTGCTAATTTTAATACAACTAACAACGCATTTTCTAAAACTGATCCATTTAAAGCTAATGTACCAGGAATAACTCCTGTCCCACTACCTGCAGCTCAAATATTCAGTACTACTGAGAATATTGATTTCTCACATGATGCTTTTAGTATAAGACCTAAAAGTTTATACCAACAATCTTCACCAGATTATATAAGACCTGATAAAGTACCTGAAGATATGCCTACTACTAATCAGTTTGGCAATTTAATGGGGTATAATGCATTATTAGCTTCCAAAACCACTTCTGGTCCTGTAACTACCCAAAAAGAAATACAAGATTTTAGATCTCAATCATTAGATCCAAATAATCCCACCCGTTTTCAAGCACGTAATTATAATAATCCTTTAATTAATATAGAAACTAGAGTTGGTATAGGTAATCCTGGTGGTAGAAAGCCAGAACAGATGAAATACATAAATCAAGTAAATTATAAGGGTCAAGATCAAGTAAATATGATACCTTTATACTCTGATGCTGAAGATCCATTTAATAATAAACCTGAAGCTAGAGATTTAATTAAATTTGCTTTTGAAGTAATAAGTAATGATAGTACGGGTACTGGTAAACAAAGACAAACAAATGGAGAGGTTATTGATGTAGCAGATGCTATTACAACAAAAGTACACTTTAGAGCATTTTTAACAGACTTTTCAGATAATCACGGGGCCGAATGGAGTGGGCAAAAATACATGGGTAGAGGTGAAAATTTTTACTCATATCAAGGCTTTACTAGAGAGGTAAGTTTTCAATTTAAAGTAGCAGCTCAATCTAAACAGGAAATGTTACCTTTATGGCAAAAGTTAAATTATATAGTATCTTCATTATATCCTGATTATCAAGAAGGTACTAGTTTCATGAGAGGTAATTTACATAGATTAACTATAGGAGAATATTTCTATAGAACTCCTGGTATAATAAAGTCAATGAACATAAGTGTTGACACTGATTACCCTTGGGAAATAAAATACTCAGAACCTGAAACACAAAGATCATTTACAACTAAAGATTTCCCTAATAACACATCTAAAGGAAGTACAGCTTTCGAAAACTCAAATTCAGATGCAGATATGATGGAATTACCACAAGTAATTAACGTAACATGTACCTTTACTCCTATACTTAATGAATTACCTCAATTATCTAAATTAACTAAAACAGGTGGAGGTAAACATATATTAATTAGTAATCATGGTTTACAAGAAAACTTTATAAATAGGATAGAAAACATAGAAAATTCAGCCCCAGAATGGAATAAATCTAAAGGAACTTTCAACCCCGTTACTTTTAATGTTAATGCCCCAAATACATAAAAATTAGGCTCCATTAGGAGCCTTTTTTATCTTACATATTTATATTAAAATATAAAATATGCCAAGCAGATACCAAATTATCTCTACAATGAAATCTGATACAGGTGTTACTTCAACATCAGGTAAAGATATGTATAAACCAACATATTACCCGGGTATTGATGCTCAACCTTCTGATAATTATATTTTAACAGGAACCACTGATAGATTAGATAACATAGCATTGGATTTTTATGGAGATGCTACTTTATGGTGGATAATAGCTATGGTAAATAATTTACCTGGTGATTCAATTTATCCTACTCAGGGTATGTATTTAAGAATACCAAAAGATTTATCTTTAATTTTATCAAAATACAATCAATCAAATACTATATAATAAGTTATGGCGGATCTAGATTATACTAATATTGCGGGTTCTCCCTTTCAACCCTATGTGGCTGATCAAATAGAAAGACGTAAAGATTTAGTTTACAATGAATTAAGAACACCTGATCAACTCCAATGGTTAACCAATAAAAATGTTTGGATTAGAGTAAGTTCTGGAGCTAACGTTTTATATGGTAGTAAAACATATGATGGGTTAGAAGGAGATGCTTTATCTAAAAAATATATTCTTCAAGGAGGAGTTTTAAGTCATCCTACTGCTGATGAATATAATTTACGTTATGGAGTAGGTGAAGATAACGCTTATGGTTTAAAACCAAAATCAAACGATTCTACAAGACCAGCTAATTTTGGAAATATTCCTATGCCTGGTATTACTAATATTTCTGTTAAAACAGGAGGTAAATTAGGTACCTTAAAAGAAACTACTATTGATTTTATGTGCTATAGTATAGAGCAACTTAATATAATGGAAGCTCTATATATGAAATTAGGATTTGGTTTATTGGTAGAATGGGGTCATACCTTTTTTATAAATAATGATAATGGAAAAGTAGAATCCAATATTCAACCATTACCTTTTTATGGTATTCATACCAAAGAAGACCTAATGGAAAAGATTACTGAAAACCGAAAAAATTATAGTGGAAATTATGATGCTACTTGGGGTACTATTAAAAACTTCTCTTATTCCCTTACAGGAAATGGAGCTTTCAAATGTCAAACTCAATTAGTAGGAGCAGGAGATATTTTAGAATCCTTAAAAGTAAATGTATCAGGAAAATTTAACAACCAATCTACATCAGAAAAAGATAAAGCTTCTAAAAATGTAGCCAATAACAATGTTGATACGGGTTCAATGTACCCTGTAATAGCAGATGCTAATTTATCTTTATTAAATGATGCTTTATATGATATATTTAAAAATAATGTAATTAATGAAAATAATGTTGAAAGTTCATTTTTAGATTATAGTACACTTTATGTAAGTTGGTTAGATTCAATATATAATAATTATAATACTAGTATATCTAATTTTTCTTCAAACCCTGAATTAGTAAGAAAGGGTTATAACTATCGTTTATTAAATACCCCTGGTATGAATGCTTCTACTACGGGCAATATAGATACTAAAGTTCCTGAAATTGATCCATTTAAATTCTTTGCAAGATTTATTATGGGGTATGAAATTAATGGAGACGAATTAAATAATAATGACGTTACAAAACCAGGACTAGAACAAGTTTATATTACTTTAGGTCACTTTTTATTCCTTTTAAACCAACTAGGAATGATATATGATAGACCTGCATCTAATAAAAAAACAGAACAAAAACCTCATATCTACATAGATGTAAACCCTGAAACTAACAGATGTTACACATTTCCAGGACATATTTCTTTAGATCCTTCTATATGTTTAATAGGATCCGAAAAATTACCATTTGGAATTTCATCTGATATTTTCTCTCAAATCCAATCTCATTTCCCTTTTTATGGAAGTAATAAAAACGCACCTGGAATGGGAGATGCTGAATTAGGAGGAAAATTTATGTATACTTTAGTAAATATAAATTGGATTGCTAGTTTATTACAAAAATGGAGAGCTAATGATACTAAAGGAAATGTTTATTTTGTAGATTTAGTTAAAGATATTTTAGATGGGATTTCTAAAGCTACAGGAGGGTATAACGAATTTAGAATTGTACCTGATGACGATTCAAGATGCATAAGAATACTAGATGATAGAAGAACAGTAGACTCTAATCAACCAATTCCTGATTATACTGAAATCCCAGTTTTAGGTACAAAAAGTATTGTTTATGATTTTAGTTATACTTCTAAAATTTCTCCTAACACAGCAGCTATGGTAGTAGTAGCAGCACAAGCCCAACCTTATGGAGTACAGGGAGCTGAAAATGCTTTAGCTTTCTCTCATTTAAATAAGGGATTGTATAATAGATTAGGAACTGTAAAAGTAGATTCTGCTACTGATCTTAATCAAGCTGTAAGTACTAATAATGATACTGAACAAAGGTACATAGAATTAAGAACCTATGTAGAAAACATATATAATGGAACTGGAGGAGCTAAAACTGAAACTGAAACCGCAGCTGCAGAAAGCAGTAAACAACAAGCTCAGTATGCTGGAGTAAGTGGAGGAGGAACAGGTTTCTCAGATATAAGATTAAAAAATAACATTAAATTAGTAAATGTTATTGATGAATTAAATATTTACTCCTATAATTACATTTGGGATTCAGAAACATTATATGAAGGAGTAATAGCCCAAGAATTATTAGATACCAAATACTCAGAGGCCGTTATATTACTTGATAGTGGATATTATGTAGTAGATTATTCTAAATTACCTGTATCTTTAAAAATAAAATAATATGTCTTTAATATTAGATACATCAAAAACAGATTCATGTTTAAACTCATACAGAGAAGTATTTTCTGACCCTTTAAAATCAGGAGATGATAATTCTTTCAATCCTGGGGTTATATTACCACTAGATTTTAGTTTAGAAATGGATGGATTAAGTGGAATAATTCCTCACTCAGCTTTTGTAATACCAGCTGATTCTTTACCTCAATCTTACATAATTCAAGATGGGCCTGATAAAGGAAAACAAAAAATTGCTTTTATTTTACATACCATAGAGCAAAATTTTGGTAGTAATAAATGGACTACTAAAATAACAGGACAAGTACTTAGTATTAGATTTGAACCATTAACTGATGCAGAGAAAAAAGCTATTGCTGATGCTAAAGCAAAACAAAACTCATTAGCTAATTATAAAGACCCTAATAAAATTAAAGTAAATCAAAACCCACCTGAACCACCAATTAAGGTAACTAGGGAAATGAATACTTTTGCTGAAGCTGCTAAAGCTGTTATAGTTAACCTTGAAGGAGGTTATTATGATGGTGGTGGTAATGGAGATCCTAGATATAATACTAGTGGTGAAACTATGTTTGGTATAGATAGATTAAGAAATGGTACTTGTGGTCCATGTGTAAGATTTTGGAAAATTATGGATGATAATAATGCTAAAAATAAGTGGCCTTGGTTATACATTCCAAAAGATCCATTTAAAACTAACTTATTCAATTTAGCCGTTGAAATACAAAGACCATATTATGAAAAATGGTCTAAAACTTACCTAGACAAAGATGTAAAAGCTTTAGTAGAATCTGATGGAAGATTATATTATAATATGGTTTATGCATCATGGAATGGAGCAGGATGGTTTAAAGGATTTGCATCACTTCTTAATAATGCTTATCACAGAGGAGCTAAAACATCAGATAAATTATTAGATGTTTTTGTTAGAGAAAGAATAAGTGGAGGTAAAATAGCTTATACATTAGGAACTGGACAAAACTTAGGATCAAAAGGTGCATCTTTAATTAGTGAATCAGGATATAAAATTGCAAAAGCTGTAGGAATAAAACTATAAAAAATGAAATATTTTCCAAAATCAAGAGTATTAACTAACCAAAAAGCAGATCAGAATCAATTTAAAACTTCTGATGGTAAGCCTTATACTGGTCCCTACTATACTACATTTAAAGGAGAATCATTTTCCGGAGTTAGTCCTACAAGTGGTAGTTCTTCCCCTTTATATGCAACACCAATTTCACAAGCTGGATTAACTCTAGGTATAGATGGTATTGCTAAAGCCCAATATAATCAGTTAAATCCAACTCCTATTAATTTAGTTGACCCAACCCCATTTACACCACGTCCTACAGACGCAGATTATGCTGCAGGAAAAATTACAAGATATTTTGCTAGACAAAGAAATGGTACTACATTTAGATTAATGGAAATTGATCAACCAACTTATGAAGCCTTTACTAAAGGTAGAGGAAATGCTAATACAGCTTTATGGAAAGTAGTTTCAATATTTTGGCAAATAAGTGGTCCACTTTATAATGAGAGAGTAAATGGAATACAAACACGAGCTGGTGTAATAGATACTAACCAAAGAATATTAGATAACACAGAACCCAATTTTATAGGGATAAAACAATATCTAACAGATCTAACTCAATTCTATAAACCAGTTTAATATTTATTACAAAACACTAAAAAAATGGCTGAAGGTCTTATCGTTGGTATTATCATATTTGGATGTATCCTTATGGTAATTGAATGTAAAGATTTACCCAAACATAATAAAAACAAATCATGAGCATTAAATTAAAAGAAATACTTGATCAAATCTTAAAAGAATCTGAAGAAAAAACATATACAGTTGATTACTGGTACAGATATGGAGATGAGAAAGAAATGGATGATATTGAAGTAAAAGCAACTTCTGAAGCTGAAGCTATTAAAAAAGCTAAAGCTAAAGCAAGAAAAGGTGCTATCGAATCTTCATTTGAAGCTAAAGAAAAATCAATAAA